TAACTACAACGCAGCAACCGCTACTTACACCGTCACTTCAGTGAAAGGTGCTGGTAGTATCACACTTAGCGAAACGAGCGGTACTGTTACTTATGGCACACCTGGTAGCTTTACTGTCACTGAGAACATTAGCGGTGGTAAATTGTCGGTAAGTTCTAGCGATTCTACCTACGTGAAAGCAAGCATTAGCGAAACCACGGTAACTGTCAACGTAGTTAAAGTTGATTCGGCAACTCGCACTATCACGGTTACTTCGGCTGAAACTAATAACTACACCGCTGCATCCGCTACTTACACCGTTACTTCAGCGAAAGGTGCTGGTAGTATCACACTTAGCGAAACGAGCGGTACTGTTACTTATGGCACACCTGGTAGCTTTACTGTCACTGAGAACATTAGCGGTGGTGCATTGTCGGTGAAGTCGAGCAATACTTCTGCGGAAGCAAGTCTTAGCGGAAACACGGTAACTGTCACGGTTATTCAAGTCACTAATACCAAAACAACAATTACCGTTACTTCGGCTGAAACTGACAACTACAACGCTGCAACCGCTACTTACACCGTTACCAACAAAAGAGCAACTGGTACGCTTAGTATTGATAAAACTTCGTTGAGTTTGACAACCAGTGCTCCCATTGGCAAGGTTACGTGTACTACTAACAGCGACGCGAAAATCAAAGCAACTCCTGCAGACAGTGCTGTGTGCAAGGCTATTGCAGGTGACACTGTGGTGACGATTAGAGGAAGATCGGACGGTACAACGACGGTGACGATTGCAGTAGTAGAAACTTGGCGTTACACTGCGGCCAGCAAGACGGTCACTGTCACAGCTTCGGGTATGCCGATTGATATGACAAATGGCGGAACCAGAACACTGGCACAAATTAAAACAATTTTCAGCAGTGGTCAAGGAGCTAACTACTTCAAGGCTGGCGACTACTTCGATATTACGTTCCCCAGCGATTTTAAATTCGATTCGGGAAGTATCGCGGCTGGTAGCACTTGGCGTGTTGTTTGTCTCGGTATTGACCACAACAGCTCTGTTGAAGGAACAAAACGTGGTCACTTCTGCATTGGTAAAACAACTGACGATGATGAGTGTTGTTTCTACGGACACAAAATGATGACGAAAGGTAGTAGTGCTAGTGGTACGAACTTCGGTGGTTGGGAACGCAGCACGTTGAGAACCTTTTTGAACAATGATTTCTATAACGCGCTTCCTAGCGATTTGAAAGCGGTTATTACTGAGTGCACTAAGTATACTGACACCAAAGCTTACAGAACGGTTGATGGAAGTCACGTTACTCCCGTGGATCAGAAAATCTGGCTTATGTCAGAGTTCGAAGTGTTTGGAACCACGTATGATTCCAATCCAGACGAACAAAATAAACAAGCGCAATACGACTACTACAAGAATGGTAATAGCAAAATACGCATTAGTTACAACCTTTCGGGTGTTTATTCTACTTGGACTGAGGAATGGTGGTTGCGGTCTCCTGAAAACGATTCCACCGTTGGCTTCCTTAGGGTAAGCAATCGCGGCGGACGAGATGGCGATTATTCCTACTTGTCGAATGGGGTTGTGCCCTGTTTTACTATATCCTAAATCCCTAAATCGGCTCATTCGTGAGCCGACCAATACGAAGAGGGCACGAAAGTGCCCTCGAAGTATTGGTCTCCCATGCGAGCGCAGTGAGGCGTATCCGAACAAGCGAACATGCGCGCCACGAAGCGGCGCAAAGTCCGAAACCGACTTTTTAAGAAAAGCTACTTGCGAAATAATCAAAATAACTTTTTGATAAATATTATATGAAGAAACAACACGACTTATACCTGCAGAAAGGAAGAGTGCTGTTATATGGAATCAGTAATTGTATTCCGCAGATTTAAAGATTTGGCTATCTGTGGTAATGTAAATATTCCATATGGAACCGAACTTGGAACTATCGTCGAAAACGGTCAACAGTTCGTAGCATTTCCTGACGGAAAAAAGATTACAAAGGTTCACAGTCAGAACTATAATCAACATTTTGCTCTGAATGATGATGAGCGGGGGTTAGTTCGGGGAAAACTGACCTATGCTATTGCTTTCAGTCCAAGAGAGAGAAAACACGAAAACGGACACGTGTCCAGACTTTCTGAAGACGAAATCGACATGATTCGCAAAGATTGGTCTAAGTACCTTATGCCGTACGATGACACTATCTTATTCAACGACGCGTTTTATGATGCTCCGATTGAAGACTTGCAAAAGTTGGCGGACGCATTAGAAATTCAAATAAAGGAGTGAATGTGAACCATGTTTAGGGTAACCAAGAGAAACAGTAGTGAGCTCGTTGGTTTGTGCGACAATATTCGCTACATTATCTATGACGCTAATTCCGGCACTTGCTGCCAAGCATTCGGCGCTGATGATGCTGATGGTATTGCTATTGGCGGCAATCCGTATAACATCGGAAACGAAGAAAAAATTCCGGGTGCGGATTTCGTTGATATTGACGAGATTGACAGTGGCGAGTATCATTTTCGAACCAATAATCAGGTTGTCAAGAGTACCGGCGAGATTGCCGATATGCAGGGATTGATTCTCGAGCAAGACAACACCATTTGTACCATGCAAGAGGCTATCATGGAAATTGACAACCAACTGAATGGAGGAGAATAAAATGAATAAGTTCTGGGCTGAAATGATTATTAAAGGTCGAGCGAAATTCAGTGACATTGTGGGCACGGCTCGTAAAAACGCAGTTCGCGCATTGCTCAGTCAGTACGTTGCTGAAGGCAAAATTACTCAAGAAGATTTCGACAGAATTATTTCTGAGTAATCGACGAATACCTCGGCTTGTTGTGGATATGGATGTCAATACAATGCCGTGTTATATGAATCCGGGAATTTCCGGAGACGAAGTGGGAGGCTACATGTAAGCCTCCCACAATGCCGCGATTTTCTTATGTTCCAAAAAAGAACCTGGCGCAAATGTATGCGTCAGGTCGCAACCATTATTGGTTGCTGAAGTTTTGTTTGGTTTGATTATTTGGCTGTGCGTTTTGCTGTGAAGTGGTGGATTTCGATGTTGATTGTGATGGGCATGTTAATGTTGAATACGCAGCCGTTGACACCTCCGCGATTTTTGTGGTGGTGCGTCACGTTTTTGCCGTCGGAGTTTTCCGCTTTGCGGTCGGTCTGAGATTTTTTCTCGACCTTCTTGCCTTCGACAATCGTGGTCGCGTTCGGTGCCGCATTCGGTGTCTCGCTGCTGGGCGGAGTCGGGAGCGATTTCTTGTCGTGGTGCGTCACATTTTTGCCGTCGGAGTTTTCCGCTTTGCGGTCGGTCTGAGATTTTTTCTCGACCTTCTTGCCTCCGACAATCGTGGTCGCGTTCGGTGCCGCACTCGGTGTCTCGCTGCTGGGCGGAGTCGGGAGCGATTTCTTGTCGTGAGACTCTTTCCAGCTGACGCTGAATTGATCGCCGCGGTTTTCGACTTTGAAACCAGCGTTTTCAAGTTCACGCTTGACCGTTCCGCGGAACTCGCCTTCGACATCAACGTACGCTGCCGTGAGGCCGCGATCGGCGAAACCCACAAGCTTGTCCATGATGCGTTCGACTTCGTTTTGCGCCTTGTCGCTGCCGTTTGCAATTTTCAACAAGTCTGCCGCCGTAAATTTCTTTGCCATAATTTATTCCTCCTTCAAAGGTATGGCATGGATCGTAGGTTTTCGCAATTTAGTACAAGAGATCCTACTAAACTCTCATACACCACGATAATATATATTCATAGGTGGGGGTAATGTCAGATTGGAAAAATCGCAAAAAAAAACCGAGCTTGCGAGCTCGGTCAAAAACCTGTTTTTTACACGGGTTTATTGAATTTCTTCAATTTTGTTAAACGAGTAGCAATTGTCTTGGCTACCAAAAGCACCATTTGAAAAACGACGGTAAAACTCTCCGACCAATTCATGAATATCGTGGCTTTCCATATCAAGAAGATCTCTGAGGTAATGTACCAGATCGGATTCCAACCACCAATTCTCACAGCCGTCTTGCTCAAGCAGTTTTTCAGGCACACCTTCCGGAACGTCGATGTATATATCAACATACCATTCAGATTCCGGAAAGAGTTCGAGAGGGTCGCGTTTGATATAAATCTCGCTACCCGGTTCAATCGCGATGAAGTAATATTTGCATTCGGGAGCAACTTTTGCTAGAATCTGGTCCCACTCTTCATGGAAATTACCCCATGCAGTGTCGGACGAGAAACGAATGACCGCGTTGTCATTGTCATAATCCGCAAACTCGAACGGTTCGAGCAAATAGCCGCGGAAGTAGATTCCGGGCTTGTCAGGGGAATCGGTATCAATCGAGAAACCCGCACCGAGAGCGATTTTATAAAGCCAGATGTCTGTCGAGTTATCATCCTCGTATTTACGGCTCGACCAATCAATGAGCTTTTCGTACAATTCTTTGACTTGCGGTTTAGGCCCGTAAATGTACTCTTCATTGTAACACCAGTTAGGCATATTTTTCACCCCCTTAAACTGCAAGCATTGACGACGAGACCGCTGTGGTCTTTGACACGATCGAGAATTTTATCAGCGAAATATCCAGTAGCGCAACCCTTGAGAACGTAAATGCCGTTGAAAGACCAAGCCTGATGATCCCAGTCGCGAATTAAATCGGCAAAGACGGCAATGTCGCCACCACGTGCGTAAATCTCGATACCGCCGACGTTCGCCCAGCTGGATTCGGGCACTTCTTTCAGAATACGTTCGCGGTCTTCATAAAACGCCTTTTTGTTCGCATGTATCGCGTCCATTATCTCTTTGGGTGAGCAGTTGAAATGAAACAGTTCTTTCCTTGAAGAATAACCGCGTTCCCAGAAAACGCGACGGAAAACGTTTTTTGGCGGAGTCATAAATCCCCAAGTTGTGTTATAGCTGTCGGATTCGAACCAAATGTAATTGCCGGGAGCGACCGACGGTCCAGTTCCTTCGATAACAGCATATCCTTTGCTGTCAATTCTGAAGAATGTTGCGCGGCCTGAATCGTCTATGAAATAACGCCAAGTAAGCGAATTGCCGACAGGAGCAACGGACAGCTCTTCCATTCGGAACGTAGATTTTCCTTCACGAAAAAGTACTTTGCACAGGATGAACAAGCCGGGATTTCTTTCAGGTGATTCTAGAATGATCTTAATCATACACATCATCCTTTCGTGATGTCATACCTCCCAAGGTAGGAAATTCCAACGATTTTGAACATTTTGTCGAGTTCTTCCAACGACTGTTGACCAAACCCGTGGACTTGCAAGAGAGTTTCGGGTGTTTTGTAGTAAATGTCGTGCATTGTCGCACTCATCCCGAACTTCCTCTTGAGAACGTTAGTCAATCGTCTCCACTGAGGAACCTCTTTAACGTTAGGCATATCTTGAACTTCCGCGATTGTCTTGCCCAGAAAATCTTCGGTAGTGAGCATAACTTGCGCATTTCCATCGGTTTCGACTTTTTCGTCACGCGCTTTGATATACGCTTTGAGAGAATCGAACTGACCGTTGAAAATGTAATAGAATGCCGGATGGCGCAAGCAACGCAAACCACGAGCCAAAATATCGCGAGCTCTGCTGTTGGTAACGCCGATGTGTTCGCCGATTTCTCTGTACGTAGCACCGCAGCCGTAGCGGTCGAGAAGAGCCAGAGTGCATTTGTCGTGCATCTCTTTGTTTTCGGGCAGAATGTCGCGAATCGCCCGAATCGTGTTGAGTCGCATCGCGGGTTTCTGGAGAATTTCTTCCGTGTGTTCGGAGTCCATGTAGACATCACGAATCAAGTTCTCAGGAAACGGAAATGCCTTGTAATTGTCGTCCATATTAATGAACCTCCCTTAATAATTTTGACGTGTGTCACGTATATAATATATACATAAATCTCACGCCGATTATTATATCAATTTACATTTACAAATTCGATTTGATGATGATCCACACAAATTTCTTAAGAAGGAGGAATCTTTATGAAATGGACAGAAAGTATGAGAACTCTGGATACCCTCACTATGAAAGATGGTCGGTTGAAGGTGTGGCTTAAACTCCAAAAATCTGAAGCCGGCGATTGCAGATTCACTCTGAATTACGAGGCAGAAGATAAAGATATGTACAGAACGATTAACGGATTTGAGACGATTGTCTTCGATAAAGAAGATATGCGTAACAATGACCGTATTCTGCAAGTCGCTCGTACACTCTCGACAATGATGCCTTCAAATCTGAATTCCGAGTATATGCCAATCCGTGGCATTATGCAATACATGGAGCGTTGTTATTTCGACGTGGCGGATTTCATCGAGATGGTCTATCAGTATCATCAAAGACAACCTCAGTGCGAAAGCATGTTTGCCGGACTTATGTTGAATTTACACAATTTCGTACGTAACGTTCACGGCGTCAAATCTCGTATTGGTGGTCCGAGGATAACTCTTCTCAGCGATTACATGTCTTATATTCTCTGGTGGGGAGAAAACGAAGCTAAAGAAAATATGACGTTCGGTACTCACAGGGAACATTCGATTTGTCTTGCGGGAGTTCTCGATTTGTTGGCTGGGCATGGTGCCTACTTGTGCGAATACGATGACGAAGACCTCCCTGAAGATAACGATGACGACGTGTTCTATGAGGACGAGGAATTTTAACAGTGGTCGAGGCTCTGTAGCACCTGAATGATGTTACAGAGCCATTGACTTACTTAGGGAGGAATTTTTATGAAAGAAATTTTGGAAGTGAGACCTTCTTTGGTTGCTAAGAATTTCATGAGTCATCGCGAAGAAGACGGAACGTTGAATGCGAACCCTAAAATTTATACGTTCTTGCATCAGAATAATTGCTGGCCGTTTGACTTTGATGCAGTCAATATTACCGAGGAACACGAAGTAGAACCTGAAACCCCTAGATATATGAAGATTGACGAAGATGGCAAAACTGTGCGCTTTAACGGTTTGAAGTTCGAGCTTTCTGATGAACCTAACTCTATTACCGGCAAAAAGACTCGCACATTTGTGTTTCTTGACGAACGCCGTATCATGTATCTCTTATTCATTCCAGGACATGTTGAACTGGATGAGAACGACAATATGTCTGAAGACATGAAGAAACGGTCTGCTATGTGTTCGCTTTCTGTCGATAATATCTTTGGAAGATTAACGTTTGCAGTTAATCCAAAACTCATAAAAGATATTATTGAGGCGGAATATGAAATCGATTTGGTTAATAAAGGAATCGAGCAAACTTTGGAACAACCGCAGCGTCTTATGATTTATCGTCGTTTGATTGAAGGTAGAACCCCTGAAGAGGAGTTAAGAGTGCAGAAGATATATAGCACAGCGCTTCAAATTCTTAATACTGAAGGGTTTTCTTTCGACGATAAAAAAGATATAACCACAGATGATGCTCTTTATATAGTCAAAGGTCTTATGGACCCTGAAGAAAAAGAAAAACTCGAATTGATGATAAGCGAGAATAAACTCAAACCTGTTCTTGAGAATAATATTTTGAAACTTGTGAGTGAACCGCTTGAAGCTGAAAAATATTCATTCGATATGGAGGTGACAGCAGATGCCCTTTCCAAAGCCTTCAGTGGAAATACTGCCAACGATAACTCATCGGGAGAATGACAGATTCTGCACGTTCGTTTTGAACTCTAATGCTGCTGAAATTATGTCAAGACTCTTCACTTACGGTGCTTTCATTGCAGATCGTGGTGATATCGATGGCACAGCAAAACAAATCTGTGTTCCGTTACAGTACGGAAATAACACTTACAGATTCGACCTCAGAAGTTTAAGCGACGAAGAATACGCAGAATTTCAAGATTGGTTCAGTCCTGTTGTTGAACCATTCTTGATAACTGAGTCTGCTGTTGTAATATACATGGATGACGAAACCATTATTTACATCGGCGACTTAATCGAAGAATCGCGAAAAAGAAAGAAAGGAGAGTGGAAATACAAATGAGTGAAGAACGAAATTTGTATATCAATCTTATGAATCCGGATTCGATGCTTAGTTGTGACATTTGTGAAAGCAACGATATCTATGACGAAGGATACATCCCGTATTTTGCTCGTCGTCGAATGGATTTGAACGAAGGCGAAAAACGAGAAATTGTCAATGACATCGCAGTCGAATTCGAGTTTGCGAGACTTCACCAATATGGTAACCGCAAATGTGCAAGTAAAGATCATATTCACGATCTGATTGATTATATGGTCGAAAAGAATACTTTGTTTGTACCGTGGGTTAATTTACCTAATGAAGAAGTCATTACATCAGGAGAAGAATATCGTCATGCAAATATGGCGTGGGAAATTCTCAAACACTATATTCACACCATAATTTGTGAAACGGTGAATTACTACACTAAAGGCGCAGATACTCCTGAAAAGGTTACTGAAAACATCGAGAAATATATCCATAAAAAAGATTTGCTTGATTTCATTATGGTAGCATTCAAACTTGGATACGACCCAATAGTGGCAGAAATATTCGCTACGATAATATGGGGTTTCAAATATCGTCGCGATATTGGTAATGATGATTTGAAGAGCTACTTTCATGAAGAAATTCTCGAGCGCATGGTAGTATTTGCATTAGTTGGTTCGAAACCTGACGACTATGAGTGGCATCTCAGTTTGGCAATACATCGCAGATTTCCTGAATTGATTGCAAAGATAGCGGCAAGCTTTAACTATTTGGAAGCCGGTATGGTTGATGTCACATATCTCGACAACAAGACACTGATTCCGTACGCATATAACATAATGCGTAATGGTTACGATATTTCAATTTTCCAGAAGCAACACATCAGATTTCCGTGTCGGGAAGATGTCGTGGACTTCTATAAGAGAGCTATTAATTATCTGAAACCGCCCATTACTGAATTCAAGTTTCAGATGATTTTAGCTTTACAAGATAACTTCAAATGGATGATGCCTAACGAAGAAGAAATTCTGGCGTTGATTCCTGAAGATAATTCGAAAGGTCCGGATGAAGTATATTCGAGCAGTACGAGCTCTCTGATATGTTTCGTCAACTTGGGCTCATGGCTTTACGCTAATCTCGATCGTGTCAATATTGATCACGTCAAACCTGGATGGGTCAATGAAAGAAACTTGATGTTCGCAGAAGCTCTGAGTATGGCTCTTCACAAAAAACTCAGTAACTACGCGTCATATTCACATGACGAGAGAATGCTAACTAACCAACTCGTTTATCAAACAATCAAGAGCTATATGAATATCATTAAGAAGCGTTTCGATCTGGCGAAAAAAGCTAACCCTGATGAAAATAACGAGCATATCATTTCCAATATCCCGGAGATGCAGTTCATTATTCATCTTATCCAGCATCCGGAACGTTCGGTTAGATTATCTGCTGATATAATCCGTGAGTTGTATGATGATTACGATTTCATGAAAATTTTCATAGCGACTCTTCTTCCGATATTCAACAACGAATTGAAACGTAAAAACCTTGACGCTTATGCCGTTATACTGAAGAACGAGTCGCTGGACGATTTAATCAGTCGCGGAGCTCCTCTCGAAGTAGTGATGAAAAACGTCAATATTTATACACATTTTGAGTGGATTAAGAAACACTACGGAACATTGTTCGTTGAACTCCCCGATTATATCTTCACATCACAAGACTTGACAAAACCTGAAAGTTACACTCATATGATTGAAGAAAAATGGGTCTCTCGTCACTGTAATGATTTCAGCAAGGAAGATCTCGAATGGGTGATGTCTGTACTTACAGAAGAACAACAATGTGCGTATCCGTTTCCGATTGAACTGATGCGGAAATATCGCGACATTTTCGAACCGTTGGTTGATAAAACGAATATTGACCGTTATATCAAGGCATATGGTCTTAACTGGGTCGAAAAGAATTCCAAGATCTCTATCTCCGATATAGTGAACGCTGGAGCATATGTCAACGAACAGGTTATTCGCAGATATATCGACATCATTCTTCTTGATGATGAGCTTCGTAAGAAGATGCTGATGAATCGTCAAGTGTGTGAAATAATCATGGGACGATATAATGAATTCTCTTATTACGACGCAAGATTCCGCGATAAGAGATGTTGTTGAATGACATCCTTAGAGCGAATAATTTTACGAACGCGATAAAGTGCGAAGTGTTAATGCATCTCGAGAAAAATGGTTATTACTCGTATCCACTGATTCCAAAGATCGGTTCATATCTCATTGGTTCGGGAAATGCCGGTCGTGCGTTAGTTGCCATGATGCTCTGCAAGTACAACCACCACGATTTGAGAGAATTGATAGATAGCGACATTTTCGATATTCAAAAAGAAGATAAATCCGAAAGAACTCCGATGGGTTCAACCGAAGACAAAATTAAGAAAATTAACAAAGAATGAAAACGGGTCGGTCAGTTTTGATTAACTGACCGACTTTGTTATCTTAAGGAGAGATGTAAATTGAGATATTTACATGACGAATTCAGAGATGGTCATTGCGACATACGTGGTTATGATACAATTACTCCTTTAGAATTCGAGTTCACTATAATGCTCCATTTCTTAGATAAACCAGCATGGATCAATGCAAATATTCATCCCGGAATTGTTAGAACGTGGGCACTTCATCAGATATTGGCAGCGTATCCAGCACCTAAACGCAGTAGACTTTCAATATGGTGGACTTCGTTTAAACAGTGGCTTCTCAGAAAATTGAATAAACCTGTTAGATTGACGAGAGAACAAAAAGAATATTATGAATTGTTGCTCGGATTAACTGCGCGTCGTGATGTAATTTTTGTAGATTCATTAGACGAAATGCGAGTTATTGCATCGGTAACCGGAAGAGGAATTAGTGTGATGAGGGACGAGCATAATCCGCTAATAATAATGCCCATGGAAATGAACACAGATGTCAGTATAGATCTTCAACACATATTGGAGAATATCTACATTTACGACTCAGAAATAGTTCATGGTGACGATATAATGGGTATGTGTCATCATATTCAAGAAATGCAAGACCGAGAAAACGAATCTGAACAACCCGAATGATTTGAAGTACCTTTCATGTACATATCGTTCCCGTGAGAAGGAGTAATTAACATGAAAGGTACTAACTTTACGCTATACTCACACAATAACGTGGGCTACAAATTCGGCGGTTTAAAACGAGTGAAATTTCACTCGTTCTTTTTTGCGAAAAAAAGCGCCATCAAAGGCGAAGAACTTGAACTTCGCCTTATCCGGTAATTCCATGTTACATCATCAGGGGGATAATGTAACGACAAAATATCACATCGGATATTTTATCTTAATGTGACGATTTTACAATCTGACATTACCCCCTCCCATAAGTATATATTATCGTGGTGTATGAGAGTTTAGTAGGAGTTCTCTTGTACTAAATTGCGAAAACCTACGATCCACATCTTTAAGGAGGATGTTTATCATGACGTATGTCGAAGAAAACAAGGTCGGCGAAGCTGTCGCGCAGATGGCGCAAACCGACGAGGCGAAAGTTTTGGCGGTAGCAAAAGCAGTCTACCCTCACTGGGCAAACGCAATGCTTCAACCAGTCCGCGTCCCCGGCGTGTACAAAGTCTTCGCAATCGGCACAGTTCACGACGTGACAATTATGGCGCGCATCGATCAAGATGGTGGCGTCTACGTCAAACACGTCGCCTGGTAAGACAAACCAATTTAGCAACCTATATGGTTGCGACCGAACGCACAATAGCGCTCGGATTTTTTTATAACATTTATACACCACTTTGTTTTTTCTACCAGCAGACACTTTAAACTAAGAAAGGAGTGAGGATATGAAAATCACATATCTCAAACTCAAGAACTTTGCGGCAATAGATGTAACTTTACACACAAAACGTCTGGAAATCGATTTCTCTAAAATGGTTAATCCGATACTGCTGTTTATCGGTCCAATCGGCTCGTGCAAAACTTATATTCTCAGTCAACTGCAACCATTTGCATATATGGGAAATGTGGATTTGCGACACGGTGAAGATATGATTATCTCCGGTAAAGATGGTGAGAAAGAAATCCATTACCTTAAGTCAAACGGAGATGTATACGTCATTCGTCATTATTACATTGCCAAAAAAAGTGGAAGACAGATTCGCTCTTATATAGAGAAGAATGGAATCGAGATGAATACATCTGGATTAGTTACTAGCTTTAACGAGTTGGTAGAGATTGAATTCGGAATCGACATCGGATTTTTGAAAATATTGCGTCTTGGTTCAAATGTGAATAATCTCGTCAGATTAGGTCATACAAACCGAAAAGAATTCGCGGTTAAACTTCTTAGCGAGATTGATGAATATATTCGTGACTATAAGAACGCAGTTGCGTCTTCGAGAGAGTGTAATTCCGAGCTAGCAATCATTGTGGATAAACTGAAGAAGTTTGGAGATGAATCTGCTGAAACTCGTTACAAAGAAGAACTCTGGAATATCGAACAACGTCTCGAGAAGTTGAAGCAAGATGTCGAAGAAGCCAACCGAAATTTGTATACTGCTAAGGGAAAAATTGAAACCCAAGTGAATTCAAGTGTCGAATCATTGAGAGAACTCATAATCAACTTGAACCAAACACGCTCAGGAATTATCTCTGAATTGATGAATATGTCGAGAGAAATTGAAAACATTCGGAGTGTGTTCGTTATTGTGGATGATCAGCAATCTTATATCGATGAGTTGAATTCAGAGAAAAACGAAAACGAACGTGAACTCGCTCGAATTATCGGAAAGATAGAAGTAATCTCACAATCGCTTGAAACAAATCAAAATTCGTTAACCGATTTAGACAATCAAGTTCGTTCTATTCAAGAAATCGATGACGAAACCAGTATTCGAGCAGAATTAAAAGAGGCTCTCAAGTTCGATAACCAGTATAAGAAATACTACGAGAACTTCAATCCGAAATGTACAAGAGATGATATTCTGGAAGATATTGCGTTGATGCAAACCATCCGTGATATGATTCTTTCTGTTAGAGAACTTTCTTCTTCTGCAAGAGAAATGTATTTCAAGGGGTATCAAAAGAAAAAGAACCCGAGAGATTATTGTGTTGCGAAACTGATTAAGTTGAAAACGGAGCTTAGTTTATGCAGTATAGATAAAGCACATTCCGAAGTCAAAATGATTCCCCCTATCGGATGTAATCAAACTGAAATCTGTCCGTTTTTCAATGCTCTCAGAGAAAAAGAGTTTCGTTCAATCCACGACATTAAAAAAGATATTGATGTTGGAAATGAAGCTCTTAAAGTTTGTGACGCCATGTCGCATATCAAATCGGTGTTAGATGCCAGGCGAAAAATCTTTCCGTATAACGTCGAATTTGCAAATGTGATACTCGATACAATGGAAGGTTCGATGAAATTTTTCGACTTCGACGAAGTCGGTCAAATGGTTACGTTCCTTGAAAAGTTCGAAGAATGGAAAGAAACTCGAGAAAGAATTCAGAAGTATGAGTCTCAGCTCGAAATTATTCAGCAGCGAAAAGAATCAGCGGATAAATCTGTTATCGATAGGCGAAATGAACTCATTATCCAAATCTCTAATATGGAAAAAACTCTTAACGATCTTCACAAGAAAAAGAAACATCTGAAGAAAGATATAGAGATTTGCGAAGAGATTATCGATGACGCGAAACATTTCTTTGAATTATTGCGCCGAAAAGAAGAATATTCCAAATCTTTGAAAGAAGTCGATAACGAGCTGAAAGTATTAGATTCGAAGATTACACTACTTAACGAATTTGATACTTACGTGGTTTCGACTAACCGAAACATCGAACAGATGAAAGCGCAGATTAAAGAACTTGAGCAGTTACATTTCCAAACAAAAGTCAAGTTAATGGAATATATTCAGCTTAGAGAGCAAAAAGAAGCATTAACTGCCAAGTATAATGAGGTTGAGTTAGTGAAGAATGCGGTCTCCAGTAATCGAGGAATTCCGTTGCTCTATCTTAATGCTCATTTTGGAAGAGCCAGAAATATTGCTAATCGAATCATATCCGAGGTCTGCGGTGATGCAATTCAACTTGAACGCATTATAATAGACGATAAAGAATTCCGCATTCCATATACGAAAAACGGAATCGTCATATCAGATGCAATTCAAGCGTCACAGGGAGAAACTTCAGTAATCTCAATGGCATTATCATTTGCGTTAATCGAAGAGTTCATCGGAACGGACGGCTATAACATACTTCTGTTGGACGAAGTAGACGGACCACTCGACATCGACATCAAAGCTCACCTCTTGAGAATGTTGGAAAAACGAATGCAAGCAATGAATTGCGAACAATTGTTTATGATAACGCACAATCCACTGTTCGAGAATTATCCGGTAGACGTATTCGTAACTATCGAGCAAGATAATCAGCTTGATTCATATAAGAATATCAATAGAATAAATTGAGGTGAGTTTTATGGCTAAGACTTCATTCAGAGAAGCATTGGTCAAAGCAGAGGTGTACGTTGATGGTGTGTGGCTTCTTAAGAAATTCGAGGATATTGAACGTGGTGAGATATTCCGTACCTACAGCGATTACAAGAATAAAGTATTGAATAAAGATGCTGAAGGTCACTGGGCTTTCATGGCAGACAGAAAATCTCATACCGAAAATGGATTCACGTATCAAATCGACTGTCATCCGGTTGTAAATGTAGAATTGCCGTTGTAAACGCGTATCGTGGGAGCACTAATAATTAGTGCTCCCTTAATCCGCTTAATAATCGATAATCTCATAGATTCGTCCACGATTATCTTTAGCAACTCCAGTTTCGTCATTCCAAGTCATCTTAATTCTGGTTTTATCAGGAACTTCGTAATCCGGAACTTCAATGTCATCTTTATCGACCGCAACAAATTCAAATTCGTATTTCCCTGTAGATTCATCAGACCAGCGTCTCACTTTTATCTTGACACCACGAGATTCGTTTCTGATTAAACTATCTCCGGCACTTGACCTTCCATATATTGGATCGTCTTTATATTGCTCAGATAAACTACTCAAGTGTTCTTCCATATCTGGGTCAAAATCAACAGACATTCGTTCTTGTGAATCGATCTGACGAGTATTGCCATCTTTGTCAATAACCGGACCTGTATCGAAATCTTCTGTATATGATTCAACCGGAATCTCACGTTTTGCGTTTTCTTCAAGTCGATTAAATTCTTCTTCACTAATTGCTGTGGAACTTTGTAACACATTAGAGAATTCGCGAGTACTTTGACCAAACAAACTGCGAAGAGCCATTGCACCGAGAGATTCTTGGTCAAGTCCGTTTTCGTCAGAATCTTTACGTTTAGATTCCTCTTTAAACGCCAAATCATTAGCGATCTTCTTAAGGTCAGCAAGTTGTTTTATGATAGCCAACCTATGAGAGCTAGCCGATACTAATGCTGAAGCAAAATCTGTAGCAGTTTTACCCATAACACCACGAACAGATCCATTTTTAGCTAATGACATAAAAGCTTCACGAATCACTCGAGTATCATTGTCGGACTCTTTAAGCAAAGCTAACATCAACGCTTCTTCGGTCTTGAACATTGCCGAGTATTTCTTGACCAAATCTTTGTGTTTCTTGCGTCCTTTACCTTCACCATTCATAAATTTGTCTGGGTCAAATTCCATCTTCCCATCTTTCTTCTTCAAAGCTTTCTTTATGTCTTTAGCCATTTCCATAATGCCTTCGATTTCAGCATCGACACTTGCAGTAGAAGAAAAAGAATCTATTCCGCCAAGTAAATCATCAAGTTCATCAGCGACCGCTTTCTTCTTTTTCTTCTTTTTCTTTTCGTCTTTAACCCGTTTAGAAAGTCCAAGACTTAAATCTTCTTCAGGTTCTTCAACTGAACCGAACGGATTATCTTTAGACTTTTTCAATTCTTCAAGTTCAGCATCTATATTCATCGTTTATCGCCTCCTTTAGACATATTAAACTGGTGTCAATTATCTACGGAATTAAAGAACAACCCACCCAGACACAACTATTTAATCTGAATACAGTCAGGAGTTGAGATAAATGAAATTTTTAGGAGACTTAGACACGAGAGATATAATTCTTCTCGATGTCAAATACGTTAAACCTAGAGCAGGAGATGAAGACGATACCGACTATGCGATGTTGTTGTTTAAAAACGTTCGCACGGGTTTGAAATTCGTTCATAATATTCCAAACCCAAAAGTCGAAATCTTCTTCGTCAAACCAGAATACAGAGATTTTACTAACAATCTTACTGCCATAGAGAAAGATAAACTTTACTCAAAAACGGTGCCGTACAGAGATGTTTTAAAAGTCATCGCGGAAGAAGCTGGTGGTAAGTGGAAAGAATTTCGCAATCAGTGTATTCAACAACGAAACTTCAGAACGATGAATAACCTGTTTCATTATCCGTATAGTTTCGGAGCCGACTTGGATATATGCGATTTTTATCGTTGCTGGTGGACGATTCATTACTATCATCCGGAGACAAAAGTCGTTTTGAAAAAAGCGTTTCTGGATATCGAGAACGATGTTGTCGATTACATCGGAATGCCCGAAAAAGGTAGAGCCCCAGTTAACGCGGTAAGTGTTTGTGATGGCTACAATAAGAAGGTTCACACTTTCTGTTTACGCAATGCCGCCAGACCAAATCCGTTAATACAAGAATTCGAAGACGACATCGATAACTTCTACAAACTCTGTCACGAAACTTACGATGAAGAATTTCCGGGATTTGGATATCAGATTTATATGTTCGATGATGAACTGAAGATGTTGTATAAGCTCTTTGAAGTTCTTCGAATGATTGACCCGGATATGCTCGGAATCTGGAATATGGGATATGATGTTCAGAATCTTATAGCCAGAACTTATCAACTCGGAGGAGATGCTCATGAGTTATTTTGTGACCCGGAATTCAAGTTGGAAAAGCTTAACTATTGGGAAGATAAAAACACCGGCAAACCAGTTCTCAAGAAAGACTTTTTCGACGTGACTTCCAAGATAGTTTGGACGGATGCGATGTTGAATTACGGTAAGCTCAGAAAGAATCGTGCGCAACTTCGTTCGTCTAAACTCGATTACATTGCCAGAACCGAAATAGGAAGCGGAAAATTTGAATATAGCGGGAGTTATGATAAATTTCTTCCGTATACAGATTACCGCAAATTCATTCTCTATTCCATCAAAGACGTTCTTTTGTTATATGGAATCGAGAATAAAACCGAAGATATGGACGATGTATTATCGAGAGCAACGGTTAATGGTTCATCTTACAAAGAGATTTTCTCACAGACGAAATTCTTGAAGAATCGATTCTATATTGAGTGTATCAATCAAGGTTTTGTGGCTGGGAATAATTGTAATATGGATTATTCTAAACCGTACGGTGAAGATGATGATGACGACGAAAAGTTTGATGGTGCGGTTGTCGGAAATCCCGAATTGAACGAAAATGTCGGTGAAGTTCTTTTCGGTAATCCGAGCAAGTATGTGTTCAAGTACGTGATAGACATGGACTTTGCGGCGCTCTATCCGAACACAATAATCTCATTCAACATCAGCGCCAAAACAATGGTTGGTAAACTCCTTATAGATAACAAACATTACAACGGTAACGCGAGAGATGTCTACGAGGAGGATCCTAATCTCAAATTCGAATGTGGAAAAGAATACCTTGAGAACTATCTCACAAAAGACGTTATCCGTATGGGTATGAACTGGCATAATCTTCCGAGTGTAGAAGAAATGTTAGATGAACTTGACGAAATACATCCATGTTCAAAACATATCAAAATCGATAATCAATATAGTGATTTCGAAGAAGCTGTAATTGGAATGGAGTGATGTATATGGCTTCTTCCAACGAATATCGTGAAAGAAAACGAAAAGTCAAGCAGTTTATGGAATTGAATCAGGGGTTGAAGTTGATTTACAAACAATGGTTTATATTGGATACCGGTCACATAGTCGGTATTCCGGTATCTGATGCGGATAAGAAAGTCAAGATAAAATACATCCACGGCTATTATAAAACTGCAATCCTTAACACATTTCCCGAACTTAAAAACACTATCATGTCTTCACAATCAACATTCGAAGCGAGCAGAGATTTGAAGCATTACGATGAAATTGTCATCGAAGATAATATCGTCAGGGTTAAAAGTATCGATGAAGAGCCCAAGGATATCGGACGAGTTGCAAATGAATCCGATATAGTATCGGCGAAAAAGATGATGTCTATAGCGTCTTCCGATGTATTGACAGTATTGAAAGATGACGGACTTGAACGGTACGAATTCAGCGATTCTCAAATAGAACAACTCATAGATTATCAGCTGATAAAGCCGTGTTTTTTCGATGACGAATCTTATCAAATGTATCTCACAATTAGCGAGTTCCCGTTGTTAAAGAAATTCAAGAATCTTCGAGCATATACGAATCATTATTCTTCCGATGGAATCTGGTTCGATGTCGTGTTTGAAACATATCAGGGGAACGAATCTCATTTCTTGAAAAGAAGATTTTTGCGAATGTGATACAATACAAAGTGATAATGCGTTGTAATATCGTCATATAAGACATTAAGCATAAGACGAAAACCTGCGACATCTTTTAGTAAACAAAACGCATTAGAGGCAGGATTGACGATACCTGCCTCTTGTAACCGCTTTTCTACGCTTGAGACAGTTTACTAAAACCAGTAAAGGAGGGCTAATTGTGGCTAAACCGAGTGGTGGAATGAGTGAATCTGACGCTCAAGAACTTAAGACAATCAGTCAACGGTTTGCTGACTATTTCTCCGACATTTCAAGATCCACTGTTGGTTACTCACAAACTAATTCAACTGAACTTGATGCAAAACGCCAGAAGTTGAATAAAGTAATTAACCAGCAGTATGACGAAATGACTTCGTTCTCCGGACCAGACTTTTCGAAGTTCATAAATGATGCTTTAAAAGATCCATCCGGAAACGAAACTAATCTCGAGAAAATCATCAACGAAGATGCCACTACATTCAGCACATTCTTCTACGAAAGATACAAGAATATCAATAACAAATACGAAGACTTGCGAATGGTAACGGAACAGTTGTGTGAATTAGCTACGGCGGTTACTACATTGAGAGACAACGTTACTGCATCTGATGGTATACTTGCCGATGTTTCTAAAACTATTGCTATAGAAGGAATTTCTGAAGACCGACGTGAAGAGTTAAATGAAATAATTCGAGATATGGAGCAACAATATAATCTTGATGCAAAAATGCACGATACAATCATTCCAAATGTGTTAACTTATGGAGATTTCTTCGTATTTCATCAACCATACAATCGAATCTTTTCAAAATTTGAGTTGATGAGAAAATCGAATCCGATGTTGTATAAAGAAAGTTACACTGGTGCAACTTACGAATCAATCAGTAGACTTGCGGTAGTTAAAGAGACTACAGTAAACGGGAAACCAACTCAAAGAATTGAAGTAGAGGGAATTGACAAAGATGTTGATATAATATACGAAGCATTCGACGCAGCAATTCCATTAACTAATCAGCAAGATAGACGACAGATAACCAGAGCGAACATTAAACAATATCTTCTCGATAAATATGCTAATATCGAAGTAATAAACGATGGTGGAATGCCTCTGATGGAAGATGTGGAAATCTCATCATTAAGCGACCCAAATATCTTGAAGATGTTGGCGGCGCATAAACGCAAAGAATCGAAAGAGAAAAAAGAACAAACATTCCGAGATATGAAGGACATCGGTACTCCTGATAGCGTTGTTAATACTGCAGATATAAGTCAGGATGACGCTGTGTTGCCTGAATACAAAGATGTTTCAGGAATCTATATGAAACTCATGTCTCCATTGCGAACTGTTCCTGTATACATTCTTGATGAATGTATCGGGTATTACTTGCTGTATGAAACATATGGCACAATACGCAATAATATGCTTCAGAATAACCAACTTAACAGAACGAGTTTGGTTTTCCAACATGTGCGGAATAAAGACGCTGCAACTTCTATCGTAGATGTTATTGCAATGCGCATTATACAGAAAATTGATAATAAGTACGTCAAGAATAATCCGAAGTTCCGAGAACTTATGGTAAATGCGTTAATGTATGAAGACCTGTACCGTAGAGACTTCAAAGTTCAATTCGTCTCAGCAGAATACATGACCCATTTCAAAGTAAACGAAGATGTTGAAACTCATCTCGGGGTATCGATGCTTAGACGTTCTTTATTCTATGCGAAACTCTATATGACTACGCTCATATTCAAAGTTGTCAGCACAGTAACTCGTTCAAATGATACTCGTGTATTTTATGTGAAACAGTCGGGTATAGACCGAGATGTTCAAGCTCAAGTTCAGAGAGCAGCACGAGAATACAAAGAAAATCAAATTTCGTTTAATGATGTTGCATCTGTTAATACTCTTATGAGCAAAGCAGGTCATGCGAAAGACATGTTTGTAGCCACAGGTAAATCTGGAGAACGCCCACTTGAAATAGATATTGTATCTGGGCAACAAATCGATTTAAACACAGATTTCATCGAATTCTTACGCAAAAACATGATAAATGGAACCGATGTCCCCGCAGTTATTTTGGAATATAATGACTCTGCAGACTTTGCACGTTCTATTGATATGGGTCACATCAAATATGCCAGCAAGATTTGCTCAGTTCAGCGCGAACTTAGTAATCCTTGCACAGCATTCTATCGCGCATTAATTCACTTTGAACATCCTGAAGTTACCGAAGATGAACTGATGGCAATCACTTACAGATTCAACAGACCTAAATCTCTCGCAATTCAGAACGATGCAGATGTGTATAGTAATGCGGAACAAGCCGCAGCTTTTATGGTCAAGATAATCTGTGGAGAAAATACCGAGAAATACACGGATGAAGTCAAAGATAAAATGACTAATTATCTGATTGCTAATGTAATTCTCCCTGGAATGTATGATTGGGATGATTTGCAGAAAGTCGCAGATAATTTCATTACCAAAATTGGTCAAGATAAGAAGCAAGCTAAACTTGCTACAAATGGAGAAAACGATAACAACAATCCGTATTAAAAGCGGTCAAATGGGTATACCCGAGCTGGGTATACCCTTGTAATAACGTTTTTATTTCCGGTACGATTAATTTTTTTCTGCACCACTGGTGTATTCGTAGGTTTCCCAACCACGAGTAACAGATTGGTTATAATCGTTCATTGCGTCGAGATCCGAAGCCAAGTAACCAGACTGGAAGTTCAGATAATCTCTCAAGATTCTGTACTTCTGAAGCAATCTGTGGGCGATCTCGTTGATTTGCGGAGATTCGTAACGGTTCGCCGTGAACGGAATGTCGATTTGTACAACCGGATGAGTCCCGGACTCATAATTGAAGTGATCTTTCTTGACTTCAGTCGGGAACATGTTAGCGAACAGACACGCGTATTCAATAGCATCGTCGCGACCTGTCGGGTCGGTAGATACGTAGAACATTTCCATTGTATGGTTGCGTGCACTGAAGTGACATGTGTCAGAAATCCACCCATGATAATGAGCCAGACCGGTAAGCGGGTCAGAAATACCTGTGACCCAAGTATCAATGAACTCACGAACAGGTGAACCGGTAAGTTCATATATCTTAATTGTAACGGTATCGGTTTCGTCCTTAACGACGCCAGGAACTTTGAATTTGTTACCTGCGTAACCACCGGTAACTTCCTCAGTGTCCATCGTCGTATTGGCGATGCCGTCAATGCCGATGAAACCCATTTCGACGTAGTGTTTGAAACGCATTGCAAATTCTTTGTCTTTATCCGTCATAAACTTAGGGAGCTGTGTGATGAATATACGGACATAGTTTGTTCTAAGCGGGTCAAGCATGTCGATATTTTTATGAGTGACATCCAAACCACCCATAAACATGGAATATGATTTGAAGTCACGACGATTTCGCTTGAGATTCAGCATGATAGTCTTATCACCAGGCGTCGTCTCATTGTAGCTAATGGTATAATCAGTAGCCATGACTTAATTCCTCCCTTCTCAGATTATAATCGCGTTTAAGCACGCGGATTGATATTAATCTCAATGATGCTACGTTTAATAAGCGTATTGAAGATAATCGAGCACGTACAATGGAGAATCGAACGCAATTCTTCATATCTCGTCATGGAGAAAGTAATATTAATGTCGCGCAAATATGTGCCCTTCCAAGTACTGAAGAGTTCTTGCGCGTCTTCAGTATACAGCTTACGGTCAGAAGCTTCGCCAAAGTGGTAACGTTTCTGAGCACAGAGACGTTCAAGACGACGCTTGACTTGAAGCATGACATGGACATTATTTTCTTCAGAGAGGTCAGAGAGTTCTCTCTGGCTAGTTTGCTGTGTGCCACGGACGTATACATCTTCTGCAATGCATTCAATGTAATTCCAACGAGCTTTATAGAACTCTTCTTTAGTCTCGTGATCATCAGCATCAATTTCAGGATAGACGGAATTTTTGGTATAGCCAGACAACGTCGCATAATCTTCTGCTGCCATAGCGGTATACAAACCATTCTGTCTCCAGTGCATCGGAATCTTATATGCCAGCCACATAGTGACAGTGACAGGAATCTTCTTTCCGCTAACTGCATCGCGAGTGGTAAACATACCGGCATTCTTTGAGATGTAATAGGTATCGATATCGACCAGTTGATTCATGAAGGATTTAACCTGGTTAACCGTGGTTAAAAGACCACAATCGACATAACCCATCATATCGCCACGTTTGAGTACCAAAGCGATGAGTGATTTCTTGACGGAAAGAGGATAGTTAGCATCCAAGCAGACGTTACAAGGAGAACGAAGTTTGGAGAACACACGCGGGTCAATACCGCCGCTAAATGCGTCGTTGTAGAGCTGTTCCATCATTTTCTCTTTTTCAGACGGGTCTGCAGAATCGGAGAATGAACCGTCATCGCCAGCAGACATTTTAATGCCAGTGACGCTAAAGAGAGCAACTGAGGAAATACCATTGACCACTTCAATGTGCGGGTTAATTCCGTCATCGCGAGTTTTATCATAACCAAAAATGTCGAATGATTCAACCGTCAATTCAGTATCCGGATCAACGTTTTCTTTGTAGTAGTTGAAGAGATACTTGTGATAATCGGGCATAAATTCGACAGCAATACGCCGCGAACCATCACCTTCATAGTCGTTAACAACTTCGCTAATGTAAGACGTAACGTTGGTTTTCGGGTCGATAGCATCTTCTGTCAAAGCAAGTGCCGGGAAAGTTTCTTTCTGAACGGTACCAACTTCGGTAGAGATAAGAGCGAGCGTATAATTTTTATAACCATTTTCTCTATCAGAACTAGTGTCATGAGAGAGACGAACACGATAGTATTTGCCATATTCACCACGACCAAGCATACGGAAGCCAATATAAGGCAAACACATTTGCTCAGTATCGGGATCGGGTGTCAAATTCTTAAGTGTTTCCATATAAACGGGGAGCAAAGCAGCGTCACTAAGTCCTTCTTGTGCAAAGGGTTTAAATTCGACCTGAAGTTTCTTCGGGTCGTCTTCTGTTCCTTCACCAATGACTTTGAAATACACCGCATAAATAACGTTGGCATACGTCGCATCCGTAGGCATAACACGCATTTCCCAGCACATCGCATTACCAGAAGAAAGCGCGGTATAAGGGATGTAACCAGCCTGACCATATCTCTTATAGTCAGGATAGCCATATTCTTCGACGTGAGCATACAAACTCCGCTTCTTCAGCAACTTATTGTCGTATCCTTTAGAAGATGCGAAAATAGTCAAAAGAGTAACCGATTCGGTATTTATGGACTCAGTGTCTTGGACCACAGTGTTATCAAAGATAAACGTAGTTTCCGACGGATGTTGCCAATCAGGAATCAGTTGCCCAATAGGTGTTGCAGCCATGGTTTTTTCCTCCTTTGGTTTATTTTACACTAATGTTTTAACAAAAGAGGCGTCTGCGCTCAATACTTGATTATGGGCTCTATTGGAGAATCAGTTTGTTTGCGTCCACTCTTGCTGATGTTTAATCCGTTAGTGACCATAGTATCGAAATCTTCAAACGTAAATCCGGAGAAAGTTGATGAATATTTTGTAAGGGTTCTTGCAGATGCTGGTGTATAATCATACATCGAAATTTTCGGATTCTTTCCGGCTTTAATGCCGAATCTGAATGCCGGATTCTTTTTATCTCGATATTTCTCAGCAAGAATCATTTCGCGTGAAGATGACGGAACATCAGACATTGTGACACCGTTGAGTTTCATATTAGCTGTCCAAATTCCAAAGAGCTTATCATAGGGAATAGTTCTTGGAATTTTCCCACCCTCAATCAGATTCATGAATCCTTCGACAGCTTTCGATTTCTGTATGATATATTTATCAGTGAACGGTTCACCTTTTAAAAATTTCATCACGTGATATTTCTGCACTCCAACTTCTTTAATCAGTTCTATATCTCTAATTTCAGACGAACTCGGATAAAGATTGATGTTTGTCGGGAGATTTAATGTCTCAAGTTTCCCGATACGTTTAGTTGCATCAGAATCACTAAAGAATTCCACGTTGAACAATCCCAATGCTTCGAAATGTTCTCCGCCATAATCCTGAGCAATATCCATTTCAAAATAATCCATAGGTATGTAAGCTAACATAGATGCAGCACCAAAGAGGATTATCTTTTCCCCTTCTGTTTTGAAAAATGAAGCCATTTGTAAATATCTCCTTTCTAAAAGCGTTATTAAAGGTAAGGAATGTAATCAAGCATATCCTTACCTCGTTGTCTCAATGGTCAATCACTAAATCCATAACTTCTTGAAGATTTTTAACGAATTCTTTAGAACTTTCCGGGCGTTCAGATTCGTCTCTGAATAAGAATCCGAGTTGCGTAACGACTTCTCCAATAGTTATCATCCAAAACTTATCGAATTTCCCACAATTTGCTTTAATGAATCTGAAGATGATAAACATGAAAAGGTTATTGAATTTTTCACCGTATTTGTCGGGGAATAAACGTTTCTCCAAATCGTAGAACTTTATGAGCGAAAGGTGATAATTGTATTTAGAGAATTTGCTGGCTAATACCGCCGTAGCTTTACGCGCAGTTTCGACAAAATTATTGCGGTAACCGTAACGTAATGAATCTGCGTTTCCTTTGCGAGAAATTAATTCGCGGATTTCTTTCTTAAGAAATTCAAGATCAATTCCGCGATTATCCGCGTCCAAAATTTTCTGGAGCTGTTCACGCAGTTGGTCACTGATGTCATCACGTTTAAGCGACTCTTTAATCCAATCGCGATAGTAATCGGCGAACGCGGAATATTGTTTGATTCTGGCAGATTCGGCTTCACCAATTGCTTCATCAAGTTCTTTATAGAGTTTATTGAGAGTCTCTTTAGATTCTTTTTCGATTATCTCAAACTTAGCAGTCTCTTCCTTAATGGATTTGAGATAAATCAAATAATCTCGATGCATCTCACGAACTTTTTTAATTTCTGTATCAGGATCATTGGTAAAATGAATCATTCCGCCGTCTTCAAAAGTATAGATGGATTTGACCTTTTCCCAGTCCGCATCTTTTTCCATATCGAGATTGATCAAAGCGTCTTTATCAAGTGCGACCGCTCTGGCTTCAAGAAGACTGATCCTGTCATCCGGTATCATGCTCTTAACTTGTTCAATAGCATGTTCTTTGACTGCAGAAATTTCGTTGAGCTTGTTCTTGATTTGCATAATATCGTGAATCGCAACGAATTTTTTGTCCGAAGTCATCAGATCATATACTTCTTGCTGTTCTGGTGTAAGATGTATTTCTGACTGTAACGAATTGGAAATGGTCGTTTCGGGAACATCTTCTTTAGAGGTTTCAGTTACGACGACGGGTTCATCTTCAGTAGTTTTGACCTCTTCATCAATCTGATTGTCCATCAACCTTTCCTCCTTTTATGTGCTGCCTTAACAATCCCGTTTTCAATCTTCGAAACTATCTCATCGTATATCGTATCTTGATATGAGAATAAAGGCGCAAAATATAACTCCTGAAAATTGCCGCTAATGATAGCATTATCCAGTAAGTATTGAATCATTGCATTATTGAATAACTCCAAGTCGATATATTGAATCATTTCATCCATGGAGTTATTAATCGATTTAACATATCGCAATACATTTTGAATATTAGCCAAGAACATTGAAAGATTCTCGTCTTCTAACTTAGTTCTTGTTTCTACGGTTACAACGTCTTTCTTGCTCTTCAAATATTCCAGAGATTCAGCTATTTGGTCTTCGTGCTCCAAAATATAGTTGAGCATCATATTCTTGATATTCTTTTTTCGTTTAAGGACGAAAAAGCTATACATTGCTGAGCAAATGTCATCAATCAAGTCAACTCTTTTATCCGCTATTGTATCGAGATCACAATCCAAATGAAACTTATCGCTTATCAATTCAATTACGTCTATATAGAACTTGATTCGTTCTTCGTTGACTCGCTTCATGACATCATCACTATAATCGTCTTCTTCAAGAGCTTCTTCACATTGTTCGTTAAACGCTTCAACAAAGTCATTGCTGGATTCAAACGGATTTTCTATTTGCATTCGAATATCTTCTTGAATCAGCGATGTGTGAAGATCCTGTATCTGAGGAATCAGAACCAATTCAGAATCCAAATCCTCAGTATCATACATAGACGACATAGATGCGCAACTCCTTTCTTCGTAATTTAGATTGATGTGAAAAAACGGCTAAAAAGTTAGCGAAAATCATCAGATTCGCTAACTTTATAATCAGTGATTTAAATCATCGAGCCATGTTAAATCTTGACGTTCAAACTGGATTCCGGTATCCGGATCTGTGTCATAATCAATATTTCTACTGACAGCACCAGAATCGTTTTTCGTTACCATCATTTGAGAACGCTGCCTCATAAACAATCTGCGCAGCTCGTTATCATATTCTTCAGAAGTTTGCATATCTTTAACTCCGGAGAAATATTCGCGAACATCTTCTGGAAGTTCATCGAAATATTCTTGACGAGTTTTAGGTCTTTCCGGTTCAGGTGCTACATCTCCTCTGGTAAATCCATAACGGTCAAGATTAGAACCGAATGTCAATGTGTATAAGCAAATGAGATAACTCATAATTGAGTCATCATGTGCTCCATTGACAGCTTGAATTTTCCCTGAAGGCATTCTGACCAACGAGTTTAAATCTGCGATGATATTTCTAGTAACGAAATCTGTTTTGTATTCTTTGACGCGTTCAAATAAGAGATTTATCATTGTTTCTCTAGTTTTCGGATTTGTATTTAATCCAAACGTTCTGGCGTTTTTCGCTTCAAGTATCGCAAACCCTTTAGCATCCATTTTCTGAGTAGCTTCGGGAATGAAATACTTATTATTATCGAAATACAGATTTGGACTAATCGGTGTCAACCGAAGATCGTCAATAACCGAACTTCCCATATTGTTATTCTCGATTACCAATATAGACTTCGGAATATAAGTCATTATCAGAGAAATCAAGAATGATTTAAGTTTGCTGGTAGTAGTTATGTTAGACTTGAATTCTGCTACGGGCCTGATGGAATATGGATCTAATACAGTAATTGCAGAATTATCTCCATAACGTCCAGCAGCAACGTCGACACCAACTATATACGGAATGTTCTTATTGAGAGATTCGTATACATAAAGTGGATAGACTTCTTGTATGTAGATTTCCTCAATGGGTTCTCTTTGATGATTACCAATTTCTTCCAAATCTTCTGGTTCAAATGGAGAAAGCGACGAACCTCTGATACGTTTAAGAAGAATTTCTCTACGTATCTTCGTCTTATTATTAGATACCTTAGCACAAGTCTCAATGAACCATTTTTCATCTTTACCGAGTTGCTTATAGCTAAACTCAATGTAAACAATATTAACTGGCGAATTTATTGAGATGACTTCTTTGACTTCTTTGACATCTCTGTCATAGAAACCTTCTGAAAATCGAATCATTTGTCTTCGTAGATCGTTTGTACTAATGACCGGTTGAGAGTCAAGGTTTCCAGGCGTACTCAGCATGATGCGACAATGTGGAGCTCCATTTGCCTCAGCATTACGTGCAGCGGTTCCATATGCTGGCCCGGCACTGTCAAGAATTACGCCGATGTGTTTAGTAAACTCAACCTCATCGAACATTTGTATGGCTTGTGTGAGACCGCGACCGCAACGGTCAGCGGCATCTTCACTTGCTCCGCCAGTAGCAGTAGTTATTCTATTACCATTGTTTGGGTTCATTAGATACGTCAAGTTATCGCCTTTAGCAGTCTTCTTCTCTCCATCTTCATTCAGCACAATTTTGCATTGCATATATAAAGGCAATAAATCCCTCAAATCTTTAAGTTTCTTTAGATTCTCTTTACTACCCGGGCTATCCTTACAAAGTAACATCATCTTAGTATTAGATGAGAAGATGTAGGTCCAAAGTATTTCTTCTAAAGAACCTATAGTCTTACCTATCTGACGAGGAAGAACTTGATAATGGTCTATGTTATTGATGAAACACCAAGTGGAAGCAAGATTCCCGCGATTAAGTTGATATCGCATTCCTGCTCCGGGACCGACAGCACCACCCTCGACGGGAACCCTTGCAACAACTCGCAAGAAATACCAGATGTTCCGTTTACATTCCACAAGGACTCTCTTAACTTCATTTGGTGTTAAAGCGGGAGAATAAGGGTCAACGTTCAAAAGATTCGCATCGTACAGTTTAAGCATAAACTGGTAGTTGCGAATTCCAAGTACCGACAAATCTTTTGCGGTGCGAAGAAACGAGAGATTGTCGGTGAATGAGTCTATAATATACAACATACGTGTCGATTTCTCTACGTACTGTTTATACTTATGACAATTGACCGTTACAATCCCTCTATACACATCCCCATTAGTGAGAATGTTAGTGTAAAATTTTCGCCCATGTTCTTCAGTATTCATTAACCTTCGTATCCTTTTGGATAACCAATAATTAATGAAACTTTCGAGTCGTCTACTTGGCGTTTGATGATTTCTTCACGTATTGCATCAAGTTGTTTCTTTTGGTCAAGTAACTGTGCTTTGCTCATTTTGACCTTTTTCATCTTCTCTTTATCGCCACTTTCCAATATGGAGAGAGAAGCATCAACAACTTCGAGTTTAGAGTGAAGATTATCAAGTACAAACATTTTGTCATCCGCGTTCTGAACCTTTTGACCCTGCACACGAATCATATCAATCTCCCTCTGACTGATTCGTTTCATATTTCCAATGTTATCAATTAAATCAAATAAACCTTCTTTGATAGCTTGGTCGACTTGTGCAGTAATTTTCTTATTAGCGGCAGCCTTATATTGCTTCATTCGAAATTCGATTGCTTTGTTATTCTTCGCAAACATCTCCTGAACATGTGGAACCGCACTTTCTTTCGTAATGATTTGTTTGCGATTATAGTCTCCAATATTCATCATAATACCGGAAATGATATTTTTGACATACGGACTGATTTCAATTCGCAAAAGTTTGTCCATTGCTTCACTAAGCATTCTTGTAGAAAATTTCATTTCTTCCACACATGCAAAGAACCAATTTACCGCCTGAGTAATATCCTCATCCATCCGTTTAATCGGAACATCGACTTGGCTATTACCAACAGCAACTATCATCTTCCGAACCATGTTATTATAAATCGTCATAAGATGTCCACTGGTATTTCTAGTGAGACAAGAACCTTCTAAGAAATTGCGATTGTGGTACGGATAACTCTTGAATCTACATGCTATGATTAACGGAATAATGAAAACTTTCTTGCATATAGAAGCTCTAACCAATTTCGTAGCCAGCAGAGATTTAGTATCAAGCAATGAGCTGAGGATATAGTTGGTTCTTTCAGCTATACGAAGATTAAAGACGACATTCTCGATATTGAAAAAAATCAAAGTGGTTATCTCCGCAGCGTTGAATCCAATATGATTGTCGTAGAAGATTCTGCTGTCTAAGTCAAGTTGCCATTCTGTGGTATTAAGCCAAACCTCTTTAAGAATCTTAGTGGTAGCAACTTCTTTTTCAAGTATTCTATCAGCGATGATATTGCAACTTCTTTCGCTCGGATAAACATTGCATCCGAAAAATTCACTTGAGCCACAATTATCCACAATGGTGATGTCAAAGCTTACTCCGAACATCCGTCGAAGCACAGTTCGCATACTGTTCAGATCTTCGGTAAGTTGTCCAATATAATACATCGGTTTAGGTTTCTGGTCTGCAGAATCAGAACCGACATTAAGTTGGATGTCTTGAATCAACCTGCACAGATAACGATAATCAGGATGGTCGATGATTATAGGATAGGCATTCGTGTCTAAGTTATAAAGACAAGAGCCTTGGAGTAACGTCGATCTATCGTTCATTTTTATCATTCCTTTCTCTTTACCCAAATAAAGACGCTATTAGGGACAAAGGGTTTATTTTAACCCTTTGTCCCGTAGAGCTCTTTTTCACGCACCTGTCCCCGTAGAGATTAAGGCACTAATATCAGCATATAGCATAACCTTGCATACGAATTTGAGCGTCATTACGAACTTCGTCGAAGTACATTTCAGATTGCAACGGCAAATACTCATAGTTGAGATAACGCTGAGCAACCATGACGTTCGGAATGAGAGGAGTGTTCATATTGCGATAGTTGTTTTCGATGAAGAAACTGTAATCGTATTTACGATACGTGATGAATTCCTGAGTGAGCGGATAACCAATCAGACGGAATCCTTTCGCAAAGGTTTCTTTCATCGTGGCGATGACATGAACGCGAGTGCCCGCGATTGTCGTAACACCAAATTTATAATCGAGTTTGACGCCACCGACTTTCGTACGTTCATCGACTACCCATTGAATATCCTGCAGATAGCTAATCATTGTCGGGTTTGCAACCATAACAACCATGATATTACTATTCTTAAGTTTCTGCACGAATTGGATAATATATTTCTCGAGGTAGTAACGAAGCTGAGTCGTACGCCATTCGGATTGCGGCAAGAGGTAACGGTCAGGTTTTTGGAGTTCAAACTTAATAGAATCCGCCAACTGAATCGTGTAACCCATGGGATTGCGGCTGCCGTTAACGTCTTCAACGGCAGTCTGGAAGCTATCTTCGAGGAACAGCTTCGTATTAGTATCTTTGAATTGATAGCAGGTGTCGGACAGTTTGCTGACAGTTTCAACCGTAACGTCGATATTACTGAGCATCTTTTCGTCGCGAATCTTTTCGACAGTGAGACCAGTATTCAATCTTTCCTGTTCAGGAATCGGAATCTGCTCATTTCTACGTTCGCGGTCAAGCTCAGTTCCGACATCGTTGTTAGCACTTGACAAATGACCGGTGAAATGAACTTTCTTTATCAAGCCGGCAGTACATGCAATCGAAACTTTACCAGAATAGAACTCAATCGTTCCGGTAATAGTATCAACGGTTGCAGTGTCGTTCTTTTTAATCAAAGAATTCTGACGAACTTCGCCAGTAAATGTTGCAGTTTGATAATGCGGTTTAATCTTCAAACCTTTAATGGTCAGATCTTTGAATCCAGACACATCAAAAGTTTTGCCGTCGATAGCGTCGTCTGCAGTTTTGGCGACAGGAACGGTCATGACAACTTGGTCAATCATAAGATCGTAACCAAGAACGTCACGAGTTGCAAGACTACCACCAGATTCTGTAAGAAGATTCAGTTCAGCAAAAGGCAACGCGGCGCCGTCAGCTTCAGGATAGAATTTATCTGAAATAGGCTTACCGACAGTTCCTTTCAGAACCTCTTTATATGTATCTTCATTCTCAGGATAGAAAATATCAGGCAGATAATATTTCTTACCTTCACGGTCTTTCAAGAAGTCTCTTTCATAACCGATATTGATAAGCATCTTATCCGCAGTCAATGTAGGAATAGCATCTTTGTACGCACTCTTAATGTACGCCTTTTTCATAAGCGGAAGAGTGAGAGCAACGATAGGTTCCAACTGACCGACAGTACTTGCTTCGTAAAGCGCTTGTCTGGTATTTTCAATGAGCTGATCCAACTTCTCGTTGTGAAGAGCCATATATCCCAAATCAAGATTATTCTCCGTATTAGCAGAAAGGTAGGAATACGTGGAAGATTCTGCCATCGGCTGATCTCCAAGCACATCGCTAAACATAATATCACGATAACTTTCAAAAGCTTGATCGTCCTGAAGAATGTTCTTAAAATCCTGAATCGGGCTATAATGAGTGGTGTCCCTAGCAGCTTCCATAGCCGCTTTTAAACCATCAGTGAACGATGTATCCACATTAGGTTGAAACAGACCTACAGCACCCTGTCTCGCTATAATGTCGTTTTGTTCGAACATTATAAGCACATCCTTTCTCTGTGAATTTTAACTACTTGTTGCTTATGACGGTTCTTCACCGTCGTCAGAGTCTTTCTCTGAAGTTTTCTTCGTTTTAGCCTTAGATTTAGAAGGCTTAGATTGTTTCTTCGTGGAATCAGTATTGTTTTCATTTGTGGTATTAGAAGATTTACTGTCACGATTCCTTTGATTGATTTCATTGACCTTCTGAAGTAATTCCAGATTTATATCAATTGCGATGACAAATCTTCTGTAGTTATATAGAGCAGTGGTGTAATCATCTTCATCAAACTTGAAAACCATATAATCACCAACGACATCTTCGAGTTTGCTAAAGTTATTGACCACTTGCATATCGATTTGTTTTTCTTCAAAAGAATTACGTTTCTTCTCGGTGATCTTATCCGCTGCATCTTTGATGAACGCTTGTAACTCACGGAAATCTTTTAGAAGATAGAATTTACGAAGTTTGTCTTCTTTAGATGAATCATCAGAGCTTCCTTCTTCAGAATCACTGCCTTCTTTATCATCGTCTCCTGAGTCTTCACCTTCACTATCGGCATCATCACCCATTGCGTCATCTGTGCCAGCCGAATAATCTGTGGTTTCTTCATTTCCACCACCAGAGTCATCAGCATTTTCTCCAGAGTCTTCATCGCCAGCGTCAGCAGTATCATTAGTCGGGTCGTCATCGCCATTATCAGAATAATCTGTAGGTTTATCATCTGTACCACCAGTATCCGTTCCGGCATCAGGTTTGTCTTCGCCAGTATCTTCATCATCTGGAACATCGGCGGTGTAATCTGTGGTTTCCTCATTATCATCACCGATCGTCTCGTCTTCCACAGTATAATCTGTGGAATCATCATCTTTGTTATCATTAGTTTTTGTATCCGCTCCAGCGTCAGGCTTTTTATCGTCGTCTTTATCAGTATCCTTGTCTTCTTCTTTGTCATCATCTTTGGGTTCTTCTTTGGAATAGTCAGTGGGTTTATCATCCTTAGCTTCCATAAGAATACTGTTGAAAAATGCTCTAAAACTCATATCTGTCACCTCTACTTATCAAGGTGAAGTTTGATTCTTCCGACCTCAGTCTCAAGAGATTTACGAATACGCATGAGTTTATATTTGTTTTCGTTATCACCTTTAGCTTCAGCATCTTTGATTTTCTCTTTACAAATTTCGAGTTCAGATTCCAAATCGTGTACTATTGCACTACGTTCATTACGGTCGATGTGTCTATCGTACGCCATTTTTCCTAAGAACGCGATAGCTGCAGCTGCAGGGTGAATTAATACAGCCAATCCACCATACGCAATACATTTCGCAATAATACGAACAAGTTTAAATCTGTACTTGCCTTGGATGATTTCTTCACGCTTATCATGACTGAGAGCATCTCTTGCGCCGTTGATGATCTTATTTACAGCATCATCAAGAGGTTCAGATGCGCGTTCAGCATTTTTAACCGGGCTTTCTTCAGGAAGAACATTACGAGCTGTATGAACAGCTTTTCGAACCACATCTTGTGCGGTTTGAGTTATTCCCTCGAGTGTTATTACAGGATAAGAATCTTTTCCGCCGATGACCAGTTTGCAATCGGTATAAGCAATTTTCCCATTAATATATTCAACAAGAGATTTCACTTTGGAATCGATTCCTGAAGTATTAGACGAATTGAGTTTCTCATAATCAAACCCGTATAATTGGTATTTGTCCGAAGAACCGTTATTGAAACTAATCTGATAACCATAACCAGAATGGTCTTCGAAAGCTTTCATCAGTTCTTTGTCTTTAGAAAGTGATTCCATCATGATACCGTTAGTGATGATATAAGCGGACTTACGTTTACCTGTATCAACTACAGGTTCGGTATCTGACGATTCTGTGACTGGAGTTTCTTTATCAAATCCAAATTTCTCGTAATAATCAACACTTTGAGTAGCTCCGTAAAGAAGTTGTTCAAATGTGCTGATCAGTGCGTTATCGAAATCGTCATCGGAACGGAAATCTTCTCTTTGCATGAGGGTAAATCTTACGAATGGATTAAGATTATTTCCCTCAGTGATAAATCGCATAGATTCTTTAGCAGCTTTATCCTTCTTGGAAGTCTCCGCCTCAGATTCTTTGAGTTTCTGAATATGAGCTTGAGTTTTAGCTCTGGACTTTTTCAAATTGGCAAGATATTTCTGTAAGTCTTCGGTATCTTTACCTTCCTTCTTACGTTTCTTGATCTCGTCTTCAGTCCAAAGAATTTCTCTCTCATAGATTTTATCATACTTTTCAGCATTCTTCATATCGACATTGTTTTGAACCGCAGTATCAATCATCTTAATGGGAATGCCGATGATAAACGGAGTTAATACGACGGAACCATTCACGATTACCTTACGGATTTTCCTGAATGTATCGTCCTCGTTTTTCAAGAGCTCTTCTTCATCTTTTTCGGTTAATCCAGCAGTAAGGTCTGCCATTTTATCAACAATCGGATTCTTCTGAGTGGACACAACGCCCTTTTCATATTTGGCATTAATTTTAGCTCGTCCATCTTTCAGCTTTTGACTTATAGAATCCGTTACTCGTTTGACGTGATGTTTGACCTTACCGACGCTACCTTTGAGGTCTTCCTTCAGAGCTCTGAACTCTTTTTCTGTCATAACAGAGAACCTCGCTTTCTATGGTAAAATCTTGGTTTATTTATAGCCTTGTTTTTTCGGTGATTTTCGCCCTTTCAAACAAAGGAATAAGATAACCAGTCAGGAAAGGACGTGGATAACAATGATTTCAGGTAAATTGAATCCTGTTGAAGCGTATGTGATCATGGAATCTGAAGGTCCTTGGACAAAACCGAATATAAAGCAGGTAGTCGACAGAGCGAATATGTTCTATGTTACGATAGATACAGTATTGCAAACTTTCAATACTTGGAATCGTAACAAAAGACAATATCTTCGTGAAGCGATGATACCCGCGTTGGAAGCTCCTCATCTTGTCGAACTTAGAGCAAAAAAAGCTTGGGTTGGTGAAAATGGTCACCCCCAAACTAATGACCCTATGAAAGTTCTCAATATTGATTTGACAAAAGTTTGCCATAAGGTTGACTCTTACAATATCAAAGGGAACACGTTGTATGGTCAGGTAACTACATTAAACGACAAACAATGGGGTCAACAGATGACAGGTCATATTCTTCAAGGCATGGAAGTTTCATTCTCTCTCAGAGCATTAGCTTCTATTACCAGAGTTGATGGAGGAAGAGGGATTGTAAAAACTCAACCTCATATTGTGTGTTACGATAGAGTATGTTTACCTAGCCATCCTGAAGCTTACCAAGATTCGACTGCACCTATCAAACTTAAGCAACCATCTCCAATCAATGTAGTTCAAGAAGATTGGACTTACAAGCTTTCAGAAAAAGAAGCGCAAAATTTGGTAATGGAATCCGCCGGAAAGTTCATGGGTGAAGAATCCAAAAGATTTAAGGACATCGTGAATATATTTGACGTATGCTATGAGACTATAAACGTTGCACCAGATGGTCGCTCGGTAATGATTAAAGACACCGAAACCGGTGACCGATTCAATATACTGATGGAAGATTACGTGTATAACCAAGTTTCTGATTTCTTCTCTAATCTTTCTAAACCAAGAAAGAGGTGGTAAATCATGGCAACATGGCGAGATAAAAACCATCTGTTGAGATTACTCAAAGGAGATTTAGGAATTGCGTCGCGTCCACTTCCATTCGATGATGAAGAGTTTTATCAACACATTATACTTGATAGAGCTCTACCAGAATTTTCCGCGTTAATGCCTTATATTGAAAAGATCATTATGGACATTTATACGGACGCAGTAGCAGATAGAGAAGACCCGGTTAACATAGATGGTGACAGTGTGACAATAAACACGCTGTTGAGAATTCCACCGGTTAAAGCTCAGAGAATATTAGGTGTGGCTTCTGTCAGACCTCATAATCGTCTCAGTAATCTATCGATGAGTAGTTCGTTCGAAGCTGTTGAATCATATCAAGATTTAGCTCAAGCACAAAGTCTTGCTGATTTGGCTTCTATATTGATCCCACCAATGACTTTTCAATATATCAAACCGGATAAAGTTCGTTTATACAACAATCACACTTATACTTCCAAGATAGAAGTAGAAGTCAAATACGAACATCATCCCGAATTGCACACTATTCCAATGAGCCAGAGAGGTTCATTCTATAAACTCGCTCTGTTATTTGCGAAATCATTTATGTATAATAACATGATTCATTATTCCGGATTCAGAACTGCATATGGTGAAGTTGATTTGAAAATCGATGACTGGTCTGGTGCTGAAGATGAACTTAATGATATGATTAAGGAATGGGAAGACCTTTATCATCTCGACCAACCAAACATATTCTGGATATAGAAATGAGCGCAATTGACATGACACTAAAAAACAAAAGGAGGAAATAACCATGGAATTCTTCAAAGGATTTGGTGGTGGAGAACCTATTATCTCTAAATCGGACTCCACTCTTATAACTGAAGCAGTTCTTCTTGAAGGATTGAGTTCGGAAGAAGCTGCATCCATTTGTGAAGATTCTCGTTTTACCGATGAACTGATTCGTGCTGACATCGTGACGGAAAAGACTATCATCAAATTGGATAAAAAGGCGAAACTTAAAGGTGCTACTCGCACCGCAGTTTATACCATCGCACGTCAACGTAAAGATCCTAAGTTTAAAAAGCTTTTGACGTTGTGGCGTATGGAATCTCAACTTGAAAAAGAGTTGTATAAGAAATACCATAATGAAGCGTTACTGAAGGCGAAAAAATCTCTGAGTGCTAAACCCACGAGTTCACTTCCTAGCGTCAGCAATCATGGTAAGAATTCTGCAGCTGTTAAAAATGCAATCAGTAAAGCTAAAGCGCAGCTTAAAACTCATTAAATACACCTCCGAAAAAAGACAAGTATAAGCCTTGGCTATCGCAGCCAGGGCTTGTATTTGCGCTTTTATTTCGAATATATATTATCACCTAGTAAATAAGGATATCTCGGTTAATATCAAAGATGGAGGTGACATATGAGCGATGAAATGAAGCACATTGATAAGCGAATTGTCAGAACCATAGCCAATTTTTCCTCGTTTAAATTGGAATTACACGTCTTGTTAACACAGCCGGACGGTAAACCTGGTGTGATTGATTGGGAACGTGAAGTAAATTCATTATGGACTGAACACAATTACTACATCGATGGTTCTACGTTCCTGGTAATAAAGAATACCTCGAAAAATTCCGATAAGGATATTGATTGGCGTAAACGTTCGCTCTACGTTACATCGAGAACTCAACATATATTCGTCAAAGCGTTCGACGATATGTTGAAAATTCTTTATGATGAAACCAATGACCCATTTTACCAAGAGCATGGACATCTCAAAACTTATACTCCGGAAGAAACCCAAATTGTATTTGTCGATAGTGTCGGTGACGATAATGTCTTCGAATTGAGACCGGCAGTTATTACCGATAAAGACAATGTGGAATATGAAGGTGCTGCGTTAAGCATCAATACATCTACAAATACTGGTGGATTAGTTTTGGATGAACTGGAGGCTATCAGAGACATTCTCTCTAAAATTGATCTGTTTCTATATTCTCAGAGTTTGCTGAACTTCTACTACCTGTACAAAAAGAAGGTAGAATCCGAGCATGTCGTGGTCAAAAACCAAGAGACTCGTACAACAAAAAAGAAGTTATTTAGCATACAGGATTTAGAAGAGTCTAATAATGGAGAAGAACGTATGACCAGCGTCGGAATGAAAACCGATGTGTTCATGGGTCTCGAAGGTGAAATAATATAAGGAGGTAATTTAATGGACTTGAACAGCGGAGACAGCTATTTTATCGTCATCGATGGTATATTCGTCGCCGTTGGAGGCGATGCTCAGAAACATTTCGAAGACGATACCCTTGAGAAAGACTACGCCTATGTACACGAAGGTCAGTGCTATATCTATGGTGGTAAACTCAAGGAAAAAATCAAGCACGGCTATTTCTACAAGAATTCTGGTAAACTGGTATTTGTACCGGCGAACGACCCAGAGATGAGTTCCGTTAACAACATCAAAAACGTGACGATGATTAAACGGGAGATGGTTGACCGTGCTAACTTCAAAGACCAGACGGAAGACATCGATTTGACAGACCCGAAAGTGTTCGCGCCACCTATAAAGGAAGAAGACGATCCGCTGAAGAAGATTGTGAAAATGGCACTTCAAGAACTTCAGATCGACATGCGTGAATATTACGGCAAGTTTGATAAAGACTACGACATGTCTAATCTCAAAGGTTCTCTTACCAAACCAAATCCGTTATCGATGAAGTATTTTCTGCGGTGGTGTGAAGTGCTTGACCTTCATTGCGACATCACCGTACGCAGTCGCTCTTCTCGAGCAAAACACACTTTGAAAAAAGAAATTGGTATCAGTATCGACTAAAAACAAGAAGGTAAGGTAATAGTTTTGGTATTTACTTCTGTTATCTTGCCTCCTTTAAAAATTTTTGAAAAGCTGTAATTGATTGGGAACGAGTAGACGCCGAGCTCGTTCCCAGTCGCCACTTTTCTTAGCAGTACCGATTTACTTGGAAGCTCACAAGCATTTAATCTGAATAAAGGAGGAAACTATAATGGCGTTATTTAATCAGCAGCCCAATGGAATTGATGGGAAACGTTCTATTAACACCAAAGGTTACCAGTTCTACAATCTCGAAGGACTCGGTAACAGCACATTGAAAGTCGATTTGTGGAACGACATTTTCATCTCAGTTCGCATTCATCCGGCTCGCCCGAAACATGAGCAGACCGACAAAGAGAAATACGATTACGAGCGTCAGGTCTCATCGGCAATTCCGACTAATAAAGTCAGCGAACTTTTGGACGCAGTTCCGAGAATCGTAAAAGCGTTCGAAGAAGGTAAAGACGCAAATGCGTATGTCGATGTAGCCGGCAACAACCTTGTCGGATTTGGTACCATGAAACACAACGGGAAACAAATTTATTACTTCGCAATACATCGCAATCTTGATGAAAATAAAATTCCCGAGGTTAGCGCGTACTTTGAATTCCCGAAGTCTTACCGCATCGAAGACTATGATCCGAAGACCGGCAAACACGGCATGAACGGAATCGATAGCGGGGAGTTCCATCTCTTCGTGAAGTGTCTCGAAGAACAAGTTAGAGCGGTTAACAAGGCAACAGCACATAGCGTTCGCGTGGCGTTTGACATGGTTTTGACGAGACTCGAAAGTAAGCTCGATGCAATCGGCAAAGCAACAAATGCAAAGTTCGACCCCGTTACTAAATACGGTGTAGGTTCGACACGATTGTTTGGTAATAACCAGACCGACACGGAAAACATGGAATCGGTAATGCGTGAAGCTGAAAAAGCGGTGAGTAACAAACTTCCCGACTTGAACGAAGAAACTTCACCGTTCTAAAAACGAGTACTTGAGCTTGGAGATATTCATTCATCTCCAAGCTCTTTTTTACCAAAAAAGAAGGTGAAAATATGATAGATCCTAGGTTATTCGAAAATCCAATTACGGTGTTCGTACCGTATAACGAAATTCTTCGTGATCACAATACTTTTTTGCTTCATTTAATAATGGACACTCCAAATCTTCGGAAACAGTTTGAACCATATATATCGTTCGAAAGATTTGAATGTCAGACAGATATGCGAATCAGAGTTCTCATAATGAATCGAACGAAGAAAAACATACTTGAATGGTTGGCGATTAAGAAGTTCGATTATGAAAAGAACTACAGGAAACTGTATGAAAAATTTCCACAGATGTTCGAAGAATCTCCACCTCTGGATATGTACGTTGCTTTGACTAGTATGGTTCGAGAAGATTTCGTTAAACGAGTTATCATATATGGAGAAAAAAGAGATATTCGAACCATGTATGATTTATCTCGTACTTTTAACAAAAACGAAAAGATTCAATATGTGACCGGACCATATCTCGATGTCATTAGTGCAATCGGAGAAATTGATTTGTTCATCGATAATGATATTGACAGATTGAGTGCAGTCATGTATATGCCGGAATATTATGGAAGTGCATTTATGATTGCTCAATATGGATACAACTACGAACTTCCTGCCGGCGAAACAACTCCACAGCTTAAAGGTCGAATTGTGAGTCATGCCATACGGAAGAAGATAAATCTTGTGGAGTTTATACCATTCAAACTGAAATATGAACACACCGTAAATGGTTAAAAAGAACATCGAGTATACAAAATATGTAAAAAGAATCAGGAGCAATGATCCTGATTCTTGCTGGGTAATCATTGTGGTTTATCGATCTTTAAAGGGGACGGTCTTAGTGACCACCACATAGGCAGACAACATGGGATTTCGGAAGCTCCGCATGATAATGTCTGCCTTGTGCGCGTCTTTTTCAGGAGAGAATATATAAATGAAACGTCTTTCGCACAGATTATAAAGGAGGAATCAAAAATGAACACTTTTGGTTACGGAAGAGCTGTTGAGTGTCTTTTGAAGGGTCAGCCTGTTCGTCGTACGATTTGGCCTGCGAGAAATTATCTCAAAATGGTTAAACGCTTCGATGGTTCTATCGTTTTCGTCAAAATTACTGAAGAAAACGAAAATGAAACTATTGAAACTCTCGAAGAATGGGTCGCACGGACTGAAGATTCGACAGCGATAGATTGGACTTATGAAAGCCCTGAAAAATTCATCGTTGCCATATTGAATGATCAGTTCAAGATTATGCGCGATAACCCTAAATCGGCACCGTCAATAATGGTAGCTTCCGAAAAGTTCTGGGGAGATTTGACTTATCGTGAGATTTACGATGTATTAGTCAATAATCTTCCCGATGATAAACTCATTAAAGGAGGTAATAACTAAATGAAGGCCATTACCAAAAGTAATGTCATCAGTGCAACCGATTATAAGAATATGGTTCTCGAGGTTCTTGAGTTTGCCGGCAAAACGGTAAGTAAAACTCTTGGACCTTGTGCGAACACTTCGATTATCGAAGAGATGGGTCCGTTAGTGGCGTCTAAGGACGGATTCCATACACTGCAACGTATTCGCTTTGCACCCGAGGACATTTTCGCAAATAATGTGATGAATGTCATTCAAACTATCAGCCATAGAATGGTTGCAACTGTTGGTGACGGTTCATCATCAGCGGTCGTAGCGGCATGGAAATTCGCTAAATGGCTTACCAAAACAAACAATGGAAAGTTCATAAGACCAAGAGAACTAAACGAAACTTACAAAACTGCGATAAACAATATCGTCGAATTCATTCAAGAACACGCAAAACATCCATCGGAAAAAGAGCTTCCTGATGTGATGTATAAAACTGCTTACATCTCCACTAACGGCGATACTAAGTTTGCCGAAATGATTAAAGAGGCTTACAAGAAAGAACCGAACAGCGCGTTTAATGTAAGACGTTCCCCGATCTGGTCTACTGAAACAACCGTTAAACATATCAACGGTTATAAGGCAAATCATTACTATATGATCGACAATATCTTCCACAATCAACCATCTGGTTTTGTTGGAAGAGATGTCTACATCATCTGTTTTGATATGGCAATAGAACCGTACCACTACAATATGATTCATCGTCTCGAACAGCTGGCGCATCAACAAGATGAAGATATCCATAACCCAAAAGAAGTTATAATTGTAGCTCCGAGTTATAGTCAGAACTTCTTGGATATGGTAAAACGAGATGTCGATATGGATTTGCAACTTATGCGAGCAAAACAGAAAAAACATTTGTCCATTCGCTACATGAGATGCTTGAATGTAAACGCATTTCAACGTAATGAGTATATGGACTTCGCATTGCTCTGTGGTTCGAATCCGATAACTGCGTCCGATTTCAATAAAATGGTTGACGTAGTTACATCTGAAGAACACTTCGACGATGAAATTCTTAAACGTGCAATAGGCAAAGTTGATTCTATCGAGACATACCGTAACGAATATACCATTATCGATGGTTATCCGAGAATGGATAAAGAACGGATGTCATTGGTGTTCTATAATCTTTCTGCCGAATATGAACGTGAAGTCGGAGAAAATCTCAACCGCAGAATCCAATCAGCTTCATTAGTTGCATTGCGAAACAGAATACAACGTCTCAGACGTAGAATCACCGAAGTTACCGTAGGAGCAGAAAACGAAATTGAAATGACTCTCAAGTTTGATGCGGCAGAAGATGCTACAAGAGCTTGTGAATCAGTTGCAACTCACGGATATAATATCGGTGGCAATGTCATCATTTGTTATGCGGCCAATTGTCTCATGGCACGAACTAATAATCTCGACGACAAACTCGAATCTGCTTATAAAGCAATCGCTAATGCATTCTTTGATACTCTCATGGAAGTATTTGCGAATAAATATGATTCAGACGGTTACGACGTGCTTGATGACAACCTGAAAGAAAAATTGAAAGAGATTGGAATGATATGTATTGCCGGAGATGATAAATGTTATGATTTGATAACCGGAGAATTTTCCGAAAATATAATCAATTCAGCACAAACTGACATCGAAATTCTTAAAGGCGCAATTAACATTTGTCTGACTCTTATGACGGCAAATCAATACATTTCTCAGATTCCAACGGTTGAACACACAGACAGCAAATAACTGCGATACTGAATAATCACATCAATTACATGAACCTAATGTATTGGAGAGGGATCCTGCATTAGGTTCTTCTCGCGCTTTTTTCTGAAAGGAGAGACGCAATGTGGAAAAGGGACCAATAACCCTTCGCAACTTCTACAAGAATCCCAGCGGCGGAAGTTCTTCAGCTTTAGCTCTCGGAGCAGTACGTTATGGATTCGAAAGACGTTACGAAGGGGTTACAAAGAAGCTTAAAAAGAAAATACCAGTTACTATATTCCGGGAAAGTGATACGTCGTTTTACTATCATCTTCTTGTGCCGTCAGACACCAGAAGTATGGATTACGACGTAGTTATTCACTTTTTTGAAACTGTGGAAGACCCCGAGAAAACTCACATGTCTTTGAAGGATTGGCAAGTTGAATTCTTCTCAAACTGTCCCAGTTTCGTTTTCACATATGCTTACGCGTACAATAAAAACAATTTGTTGATCAGTTGGTTAAGCGATAAACTTGGAAATGAAGTTCTTGGAAATAAACCCAACGAAAAGAATCCAAATTTGTTGTTATTGTGGGATAAAAGCATATTCTACGCGATTCATCATATAATGACGCAGACGCAATTCTCCCAGCGGTACTTTGTCAAACGAAATTCTCGTGAATTTAATCAAGAGAATTTTGCAGCAACCATTAGAACATTCGATTCGATAATGTCCGAATTGTCTGGTGAACGTGGTAAGAAAATGGACGCGACTTCACTTACACGAAAAGTGAGGGAGACGGATTATTCTAGAACCAAGAAAGCGGTCAAAAAGAAAATCAGCTCTGCGGTCAGAACCATTAAAGGACTTACTCACACTTCTGGCTCTAATGAACATCGAAATTCCCGCGGGAAAATCACTGGAAAACCTAAAATCGGAGGAAGTTCTCGTCGAAAATAAATTCGGGTATATATTATCCATCCGAATCTATTAAAGAAGGGGAAGTGAGAGCATGAAGTTAATTAAGCGTGCTGAGCGCAAAAACAATGTAATCGGTGAAGCAATACTTATGCCGGTTCCAGAAGGTGTCATCCCGGTAGACTTGTGGAAACCTGAAGACCAAGATATCTACGCGGGACATCAAGGCAAGGTTCTTTTCATCGCGTTTGATAAGATATTCGGACGCGACATAATTCACGAGTACAATTTCTTTGACATAAGTCTGAAGGAAGCGTACTACAAACAGCTCGATGTGATTTCGTTGTATATCAACTATTTTCTGAAGTTCTACGACGAAGATAAAGAGCTCATAATGGCGTACATGAAGCTGAAATATATGATTGACGCCAAACACATCACCGAATTGAAACGCGAATCGATGATAAAAGCAATCCAAAAAATCTTGTTCTCTGATTCTATGTGCGAAAAGATTAAGAGAATGAGCATGGATAATTATCGGGTCGATTTAACCACCGATGTCAAAACGAAAAAGACATCAAACAAATCTTATGCTCCGGTAATGCAATTCAATGAACATCACGCGGAGATATTGATGAGAATTTCGGTGGCAATCAAATTTGCGATTCCCGTTATCATGCATTACATAAAGACGTTCTATAACAAAGATGAAGCGAAATTGAATCTGTACAAATATTTCGAGCCGCTGTTTGTAAATCCAATTCTCATAGAGGATGTCAATATACTCGGCAAACTTCATCACACAATTGCGTCTCGCGTCAATAGCTATTCAAAACCGGATCGTGCGATGTACGGAAAGCATGAGGCGTTAGGTTCTTCAGTGGAAACATTCATCGAAGATTTGTTCCACAAGAATCTTATAACCGACACCGTGTTCAGCTACCGGTTCAACGGGAACATCATCAGCTACAATTCGGTAGTTTTGAAGTATCAACTTGCATTCCATTCTAAAGAAGACTTGAAAATGGATTTCCTTGCGGTATCTACGGAAAAAGAACCCGAAGGATTGTCCGGACTTGATAAGATGGAAATGTACACGACGAAAATTGATACTTTCATGATTCTGTTCTCTCAAGTCAATATCGCCGACACACTCGAACGCATCAAGGCGAAAATGAAGATAAAGATCACAGATAAGGAACTCGAATTCTACAAAGAGCATCACGATTTCAACAATCTTTCCAAAGAATTGGTCTTTTACTTCTTCGCGAAATGGTTCGGTGGGTTTCGTGATTTGAACTTCGTCAAAAGGGAGCAGTACATTCAGCTCATGGTCATCATGAAGAAAATGCTGGAAGCGAACGGCAATATATACATGGACCAGTTGATAACCGCGAATGCTCATGGAAAATCGTCGGCTAGAGTCATTCGTAATTCAAAATTTCTTGAGAAGGTAACCTCGTCATCGGTATATCAGGAACTCATGGAAAAGAAATATCCCTCATTACTCGATGAAAAGAACGGGAGTCCGGTGATTACACTTCTCAGCAAGATAATCAATACGAATTGGACTTATGTCGATTATGACATGCAAGACATGCTCGATGAACCAATCGAGATCGAGAACGAAATACTCGCGGCAGAATATCTCAAATTCGTCAACAACATTTAGGCGTTAGGGGAGCAGTGAACTACGTTTGCTGTTCCTTTTTACCCGTTTTTACACGTTTTTCTAAAGGAGGTATTATTATGATTGATATAAACGAGATTAATGCTCTTGCGAAACTTAAACAAGTTCTTCTGAAGACTCCGTTTGCCAAAGAAAACAGTGCTCATACTCACGTGATAATCCGTTGCCCAATATGTGGCGACAGCCTCAAACATCAAGACAGTGTGCATTGTTACGTTAATATCGAAGGAAACAAACCAGTATCTTACTACTGTTTTTCGAGCTGTAGCGAAGGTCACTGGGTGAATTCGGATTTCTTACGTGCCGCTGGGGTAACAGATTTGAGTTTGTTAAGTGCGGTTTGGAATCATAATAAGAGATTTATGGATTCGAAAGCTCGAACTGAATCTCATTATATAATTCATGGTTCCAAAAAGAGTATCGTTCCATTCTACAAAACTTGTAGACACATTGACAAACTTAAATACATCGAAAATCGTCTCGGTATTGAATTGACATATCAAGATTGTGTCAATCTGAAGATTATACTTTCACTCAAAGACTTTCTTGACATCAATGGTTTCGGAGTTAACCTGCCGATACGTGTAGCTCAAAAACTCGAAGATGACTATGTCGGATTTTTATCCGCTGACAGTTCTTACATCATATTCCGGGATACTAAGAAAAACGAGCATAGATACATCAATTACCCCGTATTTAAGAATAGTGGTAACTGGGGTTCTAAACTCTACATAATTCCTGGAATGTATGACTTGATGGCAAATGACATTGATTGCAATATCACGGAGGGAATATTCGACATTCTTGGGTGTTATTATCATCTCAATAATGCGGATAAAACAAACAAATTATACTCGGCGGTTAATGGAGCTGGATTTCTCGGCGTAATCAAACGAATACTTCATATTGGATTTATCGATAATCTCAATTTGAATATATACGCAGATACCGATAAACCCATCGAGTTTTTCAAATCGATCAAACCGGTGAGAGAATACTGCAAGTCAATCAATCTGTTCTACAACCAATATCCGGGAGAAAAAGATTTGGGAACCACAAGAGACCATATCGATATTCGTCAAGCAAAACTCGTGTTATAAGAGGTACCGAGAGATTCAAATCTCGGTACCTCTAAAATTTCTGATTTAGCGCGGCTCGTCGTAATTAGAACTTCCACATTTCCGATAGCGAGGGCAAGAACTACATTTAACCTTCGCAATTTTTTTGTTCTCTATTTTCGACAATTTCTCGAAATCATAACAGTTATAAGGATACTGTGAAAGCGAGACGTTGTAATATTGTGGGAGATATGTGACTTCTTTTCCAATCCATTCAGGTTTCTTTATCACAACTTTTGGTGACTCAATTTCCGTCTCTGCGATTATCAAACCATCATTATCGAGCTTGAATACATCAACCGCCCACTCGATTCCATCTATCGTCGCTTTATAACGTTCCTTGAAAATCTTGTGTGCACAACGACTGAAAATCTCAAACGCTTCTTCAACAGGAATTTCGTACTCAAATTCATCACGAACACAACTATCGAACACTGGTCCTTTTATGTTGAGATATGCTCTCGGAGCTCGGTAAACTTTCCCTTCGGGATCGAATTTCTTGAGTGTTTCATATTCTTCATGACCCGTAATAGAAACTCTCACCTGAGAAATATTAGGTTCAGAAGCAGTGTCGATTTTGATGTATCCTTGTTTTGATGGATAATGAGTCCAAATTCCAGTACGCAACGATGCATCAAATTTTTCTTTGTCGACGAGGTATTTACGCTCTATCTCTTTCGCCATAGGTTGTAACCTCCTTAATAGAATCTTTGCCAATAATTGAAAGAACTACGAAACCGTGTTTGACGCTTATCGAACCATCAGGATATTTAGTTGCATCTTCTTCGGCCTTACAAACACAATTAGTTCCTGAGCTTTTAACCATAAACAAATCACCTTTACGAAGTTCTGAGTATGTAGTTGATTCAATTCCATAAGGGCGGATTCGCTTAGTTTGAAAATCTTGTTTGCAGACAATCAATCCCATACGATTTCATCCTCTACACGGTTAACTTTCTCAAAACGGAATTCTTGTGTGGCATCCGGATATTTTTCCTTGTCCACTGGAGACACGAATTCATCTGTCGTTCTAAAGAACACCGGATGATTTTCGTACAAAGCTTCGTAAATAACATAAGTCTTTGTGTCGTTTTCGTTGGAGTTACGCACATTAACGGCAATGACTTTATAGTCCTTACCTTTGAAATGTTTGTAGACTTCACCAACGACAGGTCTTACTCTCATATCATCACCTCCCTTTAAGCGGCTATTTAGGCAGAGACTAGAATCTCTGCCTTAGATACGCCAGCCCTTATATATTTTACTGCACGCGGTAAATAAGTAAGGGTCATTCTTTGAATTTCGTCATTGAGTACAGCGTTTGAATCGTTTCATTTGTAGTTGTTCTCACGCTTTGACCAGCCATATTCAGAACATAAATTTTCGAATGCATTATACGTTCTGCTTCTTGATTTGCTGACTGGCTAAAAACACCCTTAATTGAGACAGTATCACCGTCATAGTCACCATTCATCGCTTTCAAAAACACATTTTGGAATCTAAGAGTATCAACGAATTGGGAAGCTATTTCATCCGGACTTAGACTCAAATCTATTACCGGATATTTCTTATACAACTTCCCATCAAGTTCAATCGGTATCGTTCTGAGTGTGCTGAGAACATTTATTCCTGTCGGAAACGTTCCCATCGTATCAGTCATTGGATAACGCGTGATATACACATGTTTATCTTCACACACATTTACCGCAGCTAAGAAGAATAAATCGGTCAATGTAAACGGACGATTGAATATTGGACTGGGTTCTCCTGTTTGCTCATATTTTTGACCCATAAACTTCAAATCGTAATGAACTTTATCCATGTTAGTGTGCGGGATTTCGATAGTTTGAAATCTTCCGCTGAAAGAATAAATGAACGTTTCCATCATCTTACGAATCATTTCATCGTTGTAATACGACATTGGGTCTTTAAGTGGTTCAAAAGCGAGTTTGCCCTTATTCTCAATAGGATATTTCGTTCCGATAAACTCAAGTTCTCTTTGGAGAAAATTTCGAACCCATCCGAGGATAAATGGTGTAAATAACGAACAGCAGTTAGCCAACGGAACTCCTGCGTGGAAAAAGTCAACTTCGGTATCTTTATAAGAATTGGAATTGTAGTTAGGAGATGTAATAACCAATCTTGCACCATAATCAACATTTTTTCCAAGCAAAGATTTTCGAACCATTCCATTCTTCTTCTCAATCAAGTTCTTGAAATAGTCGTATATTTCGATTAGAGTCATTTGAATCATATAGCGTGTGTTATGCATTACCGGAGTAAACGAAGCATCTTGTTTTAGCATTGCAGTCAATCGAATCAATTTAGAATATATTCCGTTAACTGTATCCGCTCCAATCTTTCTGGTATCTATGTCTTGCATATTGATGTCTCGGTACATCGCAGGACATACTAACCACATATTGGTGAATACCTCGTTTTTCTTATGATTCTCCAACACATCGACACGATCGTTGTGTTCTGCAGATTCATTCTTCTTGTAATGGATTTTCTCCCAGTTCTTATAGAGAAAATCCATTCCTGTTTGACCTTTCTCGGGATCTTCAACCATAGTTCCGTCTTTCTGTATTACTACATTAATTCTCCCGGAACAAATTCCATCAATCCGTCGGTCAAGTCTTCGGATATTCTTATAGATTATAGGTTGGAAATAATATCCACCTAATGAGATAAATCCAAATTTTCTGGATCGTTCTTTGGTCGTGTTTCCAAATATTTCTGTCGAAAGCAATCCGTCATATGTGGGAGTCTTGTTTCTATCCAAGAATATCGGATTAGTGACTTCCTTAATCATGGTCGGATTAATTTTTACGAATTTTTCAACGTCCATCAGATTCAGTTGCATAGTGTTCACCTCTTCTTGAATATGATTAACACCGTGTCAGTACAGACCGCAGATACATTCAAGCTACAATCGCCAGCAAATTTTTCATTTAAGAAACTTCCGACTTTATCAATGAAGAAATCGGACACTATGTCTTTAGTTAGTATTACTTCAATTTCTAGTTTTGATTTTTGATTATCGAGACACCGCATATTAACGTTATCAATGAATCCATTGTGCTTTATAGCTCCATACAAAAAACTGTATTCATCAAAGAATTCATCGAGTATCTCTTCGAATAAAGTACAACTTTCATCATTAGATTTCGTTAATTGGGCGAAAAGCTCACATCTATCCATTTCGCTCAACCCTCCACGTGACAAGGGAGGAAACTTTATCATTTCTTCAATATCTGATTACGTATTTGCTCTCGTTCTTGTTTCTTGCGAATTTCTTCTTGTCGCTTAGCTTCAGCCTTATATCTTTCGATTCTAGCTTCACGCAATATTGTGATAACCCTAAACGGCAATTCCATAAGATTAGGAACGGAACCAATATCAGACTTGAATAATTCTAAAGTTTCCTCCAAGTAACGAACATAATCCTTTATTCGTTTATCATATGGCGTTGAGCCTCCAGAAAAAGGAGCCTCTCGATACTGATAACAACGTCTTCTGTGAATGCGTGTCCGCAAATCGGGCAAACCACAGACGAAGCTTTGAAGCCATAACGATACATGTATTCGAAGATGTTATCCGTGATGCATTGCTGAACGACTTCGAGAATTTCTTGATTCATGCGGGCGAGAATATCAATAATCGTAACCGCATCATCAAACATGTCATAATCACCAGTTTCGTCATTCTTAAGAGCAATGCTACGAATATATCTGGCTGTCGTAATCAAACCTTCATAAACTTCGTCTTCGACATACTGTGAACTTTCAATCTTACGTTCAAAGTTTTCGATAACGTCGTAAATACTCGGGCAATAAACATCGATAATGATATCTTCGTCTTCGCCAAGTGCAAATCTGAAAGATTTGTTGATGACAGCTTCTTCGCGAGCCTTAAGTGCGTCTTCGATAGTAAATGACGCCTGATAAATACGCTCGGCTTCATCTTTGAGTTTGTCTGAAATGCGATCGACTAAGAGAATTTCCGTATTAGAATATTCGTGGTTGAATTGATTCGGACGTGTAACGATTCTGCCGTTTTCATCACGGACTTTTCTCGTACATTCAGGATTTCCGCAATTCATAAGAAGTGTTTCTTTGTCGGGATAAGTAGCGCGTGTAAGAGCATAGATAAAGACCGGAAGATCGATTTCCGCGGTATTCTTAGCAAAATCATCAAAGCTCTTAAATTCGCCAGTGCTACATTCGACGAGTTTCGACCAAACAAGACTTGCTTTCTGACTGAGTTTTTCAGCAGAATTCATATTTTCGCGTTCATCTATGGTAATCAAGTTAATAATTTCGATACTGGAAAGATTGCGCATTTTACCAACATAACCAGACGCCGCCGCAACGAACGGAGCGAATTGTCTACTGAAAGCTTTTTCAATCAAAGTCTTCTGGCGAATAGCTTTCGGCTTAGTCATCTTAACGGATTTGAGTTTATGCTCATCAACTTGCACAACTTTAATCTTCTTAGATACACGAAGCTTTTCACGTTCTTCATTAGTGAATTCGACGCTACGCATACCGGTTTTATCCATAAGGATTTCGACAACTGTATTGACTGCTTTACGACCTTTGCCTTCAATAGCCATACGTTTCTTTGCAACTTCACCCATGTCGTCAAGCATTTTCTCAGCTTCTTTGACATGTTGCTGGATGTCTGAGCCTTCTGCCATAGGACCGACTGTCAACCCTTCCGGTTCTTTGGGTTTTTCTTCAATGATGATACCGCCACCAAGTTCTTCTTTAGTGATAGCCTTTTCGTTAGCGCGAGCTTTCGCCATCGGATCTTCGATATTAGCAATTTCAGCCGGTTTAGTAGATTCGTCAGCTTTGTGTTCACGAAGTTCTCCGATGTTGGGGATACTTGAAGTTTCAGCCTTTTCCATTTTACCTTGCTCGTCATCCCACTGGAAAATTTCTGAGTTTTCTGTAGTCGCCGGGTTAGTTCTGATTTTATCTTTATCACCAGACTTATCAGATTCGAAACTTCCAGCGGCTTGTTTTCTGAGCTTACTGATGTCCATACCATCAAGAGCTCCTTTTTTCTCTGCCATTTACTCTTCCTCCTTAATTGAATTCGACCTTTATATCGAGTAGAGAAGTTGACTTTCTAGTCATCGCTATACTGATGGTTCTTTCGGCTTGCAATTCGAAGTCGAGAATAACGTAATACTCACCTTTATAACGAGAATTCCAGATATTCATGTCCACCATGTCTACCTGTGGAGCATATTTGCGTATTTGATCGACAATCTTCTCTTTGAGGGTTGTACCTAAAACGTAATCCATATTCTTATAACGAATCTCTCTCGAGATATTGATTCCCATTTCAGGTAACGAGGGATAATCTCCCGGACGTAAAAACAGTAATAAGAGAATTTGTCTGTATGCTGATTCCGCTTCTGTCAAAACTTTCTGTCTACCAAATCCGTCAAGGTCAAAATCAAGCTCTTTGTTATCTTTGTAAAACGAAGGCATCATTCATCACCTCTACTTTCTTTTAAATACTGGTGAAGAATTTAGTTTTTAGTAGCGTCAGTTATTTATCAAAGCGACAGAATGCTAAAACAAACATTGGAGGTGAATTCATATGGATTACAAGAAATGCCCTGTATGTAAAGAAAAGATTGTGGGCTCTAAGGAAAACATGATAATTCACGTAGAGAAAGAGCATGATGATCTTATACCAGAAAACCAGAATCCGGGAGAATTCATTTATTTAAGAGAACACAATGGTGAACCTCGTAAATGTATGATATGTAAGAAGCCAACAGAGTGGAATGTCAGAACCAATAAATACAATGCGTTCTGTAGTGATGCTTGCAAACAAGAGTATGTTAAAATTGCTAAGGCTCGAATGAAGAAAGTTTATGGTAAAGAATGTATTCTTGACAATCCCGATGTACAGAAGAAGATGTTGGCGAATCGATCTATTAGTGGACGATACATGCATTCAGATGGTGGAGTGTTGACTTATACAGGAACCTTTGAGGAAGACTTCTGCAAAATGATGGATACGTTTCTGCAATTTCCGTCTACTGATATTATTATGCCATCTCCTCACGTTTATGAATACGAGTATGAAGGTAAGAAACATTTTTACTTTCCGGATGTATTCATTCCATCGTTAATGCTCGAAGTTGAGATTAAGGATGGTGGAGATAATCCGAACATGCACCACAAAATTCAAGACGTTGATAAAGTCAAAGAAAAACTCAAAGATGAAGCATTGATGAAACAACGTGACTTTCACTATATCAAGATTGAGAACAAAGATTATGGTGCGTTCTTTGAACTAATTGAAAGACTTGCGAATGATGATTTGACCGAAAAAGAACAACGAGAGAAAATCAAAATTACACCGGAACAAAAAGCGTGACGAACCCCGAGAATGGAATTGAATCCATCTCGGGGTTATTTGTTCGTTTTCGTTCGTTAGAACTATTTTAGTCACACACCAATTTTTTCCATTGAGTAGAGAGTTGCTTTTCCATTGAAGACATTGAACTCAATGATGAGAGCTTCCGGATCCGCGTCTGAAGAAATCATGCGGCGTTGAGCAACGACAACGTGATTGACGCCTTTGGTAACTTTCTTGCCCATGTAAAGAACGGGTGTAATACCGACGCCAGTGAGTTTTTCGCCTGCAGGTTCGATAATCGAGTCGAAGTATTCCTTGACTTTATCTTCGGGATCGGTTCCTTCGACAAGCTCGTCATCTTCGATAACCTCGACGACTTTCGCGCCTTCACCATCAAACGAACCAGCCGGAATGTTAACGATAATACCGACGATTCTTTTGATTGTCTTCAAGGTAGTACTAACTGCCTCTGCGACCAGCAAATAGTTAGTACCATTCACAATCTGATCCGCAACGAGCCAAATCGGGGTAAATGTCGACCCAAACAAAATGGGCTTTGCCGAGGCGAGAGCCTGAGGAAGTGAAGTTGCAGGTTGGTTGATAATGTTCCAACCACCAAGTTTCCCACCAAGGGTGATACCACCAAATTTCATGATGTTTTGCCTCCTTATATGATTCATCATTAGAATCGGATTACCTTCTTGTTAAGAGAGGTTTAATTTCAATCCGACATCACCCCCACCCACATTTATATATTATATACGCGTAGAAGAGTTAAGTAGGCAGCTCACTACTAAGATGAAAAAACCTACGATCCTCGCCTCGTAAGGAGATGGTAGAGTGATTAAGTACAGCGACCTCGACGTGAGAGAAAGGGCGCTTCTTGACTCTCTCAAGGACAAGATGGTCAAGAAAGTGCTCCCATACGATCAACGTTATGCGAAAAACTGGGAGTTTTTCGAGACGGTCCATTCGGATTATCTCGATGATTTCCAAGCGCTCATCTCAGATGAGATGGACGTGAAGGCGTTCGTTTCGACGTATCATCTCGACTATTACAGCTCGTCGAAGCTCGACGAAATGTACGATGAGTACTACGAGATCTTTCCGCCGGAATCAGGCCATGATGACATCATCCGCCGCAACCAGATCACATTTATTGAGAACTGGGATTGGGACGATGAGATCAAGTTGCCCGATAAGTGGGACTGCGATGTCTACGATGCGATTGTAGAAAGCGTCAAAGACAAAGCGGTATCAACGATCCGCGACGAAAATTGGGAACGTTTCCGCGAAACCGCCCGCAAAATGGGATGGTTCTTCTAACTGGTCACGTCACGCTCACCGGTCACGCTCATTATACGGGCGTGATTTTTTTTTGTTTTCCAACCTCGCAATACCCGAGAAGAAGTATGGGGTAAAGCAAAAGCATTTAGTAGAGAACCAAAGATTTATCTCCACTGGACTGCTGGTTGGTACGATAATGTTCCGACCACCAAGTGTAATACCACCAAATTTCATGATGTTTGCCTCCTTATATGATTCATCATCGGAATCGAATTACCTTTTTTAAGAAGGGTTTAATTTCAATCCGACATCACCCCCACCCACATTTATATATTATATACGCGTAGAAGAGTTAAGTAGGCAGCTCACTACTAAGATGAAAAAACCTACGATCCCTTAAGGAGGGATTTGGAATGACCACAGACGATTTCGGATACGAGCTGGGTCAAATACTCAACTTTCAATGCACTGAACCAGAGGATTTCGATGGTGAGTGCATCGGATCCCGGTGCCCGAACTTCCATGAGTGCCATAGTCATCCGCATTACTACATCAGCACGGCATATTACAAAAAGTATGCTGTTGTGAGCGATGATTGGCACGAGGTTGGCATCTTTGATGTTGACATCGTAACACCGAAACAGGCGGCCGAAATAATTTGCAATGGAGCAACGAATCCTACCCGGATCGAACGCGCCAACCGCATCAGTGTCGGAAGCCAATGGTTCAAAACGCTCGATGATGAAATAGAATGCGAGTATGTCGACATCAACGGTATTCGCTACTATTTTGACGATCAGTATTGCTTCGGCGGCTACATCAACTGGGCTCGCGCCATAATCAAGGAAAACAATCTTTCGTTTGAAGATGTCGTTTATCTCAATGAACTCTTGGAGCAATAACGCTCCGCTGCGGTCTCGCTCATATGGGCGAGATTTTTTTTTCATTTCTAACCTCTTAATATTCAAGACAATCTCATAAAGGTAGGTGAACGAAAATGCGTGAAGTTACACTTAAAGAAATCTATCAACTCGCTTCTGCTGCCCGAGAAGAAGTTTGGGATAAAGCAAAAGCACTTGGTAGAGAACCAAAGATTTATCTCCACTGGACTGCTGGTTGGTACGATAATAAGTCTGACGACTACCATATCAATATCGATAAGAATGGCAAATATTATGCCAGTACAGATAATTTTGCTGATGTTATCGCCGGAACATACAAACGTAACAGTGGAGCTATCAACATCACAATATGTTGTGCGGTATATGCGGATACCAAAGACTTAGGTCCGAATCCTCCAACCGCTGCACAGATTGAAAGTATGGCTTTGGCTGTTTGTGCAGTAGCTGAAGGATTATGGCTCACAATCAATCCAGGTCATGTAATGACACATGGAGAAGCTGCAGATAATGAAGATGGTTTGTGGTGTCATGAACAATATGGACCGAAATCAACTTGTGAACGCTGGGATTTGGAATATCTTGAAACTTCAGAATCCCCAAAGTTTAATCCTCATGCAATAGACGGTTCTCGCGGTGGAGACGTTCTCAGAGGAAAAGCTCTTTGGTATCTCCCAGAATTCAGAAAGAATTACAAATAAACTCAAAATGAGGAAGAGATTCGAATCTCTTCCTCAACTTACCCTTAAACTAATTCAAAGGAGGTAACGCTTATGAATCTTGAACGCGTTATCAAACGCGACGGTTCGTTGGTTTCATACGACCGATCGAAAATTTACAAAGCGATTGTTGGAGCTAACAACGCTTCCGTCGAACAAATGACCGAACGCGATCTTGAGAATATCATTGAACAGATAGAGTCCGATATTGGTGATCGTACTGAAATATCAGTCGAAGATATTCAAGATGTCGTGGAACGTCGTCTTATGCAACACGGATTTTTCGAGATAGCCAAGAAGTATATTTGTTACAGATATAAACATATGCTTCGTCGGGAATCGAAGAAGAATCTCATGCAAACTTATAAAGACATTTTGTTTACTGATGCCTCAGCGATGGACGATAAGAGGGAAAATGCAAATATTAACACTGATGGTCCAATGGGCATAATGCTTAAACTTGGATCAGATGGAGCAAAAGAATTCGCGCTTAATACCCAACCAAAAGAATTTGCTGAAGCACATCGTCAACATTTCATTCATGAACACGATAACGATTTCTCAATGATAACGTTGAATTGTTGTCAAATTGATCTACTGAAACTGTTTCACGGTGGGTTTTCAACAGGTCATGGTCATATAAGAGAACCAGGCTCTATTCGATCATATGCAGCTTTAGCATGTGTGGCAATTCAATCAGACCAGAACGACTGTTTCGGAGGCCAGTCACTAAATGCAGAAGATTATGCGATGGCTGAAGGGATCAGAAAAACATTCGTGAAAGAAATTATATCTAAAACGGTTGAATTTGGACAATTTGTGACATCGAACATGTACGACAAGCACACGGTTAGTAAAGAAGTCAAAGAAGAATTCGATAGAACAAAGATACATTACGTCGAAGATAAAGACATTAAGAATTCTAGTGATTATTGGGAAACCATAGAAGAAATATGGAGAGTTTTCTGTAAAGTTTTCATGGAAGTCGAGCGAAACGAATGGGATGGTCTTCATTCAATTTATGAAATAGCAAAAGATGCCACTGAAGAAGAGACACGTCAAGCTATGGAAGCAATGGTGTATAATTTTAATAGCTTACACGCTAGGTCAGGCGGGCAAGTTCCGTTCAGTTCTATCAACTTTGGTATGGATACTTCTCCAGAGGGACGATTGGCAATAAGAGAAACTCTCAACGCTATTGATGCTGGAATGGGAAAGGGAGAATCTCCACTATTTCCAATTTCGATTTTTCAGATTAAATCAGGAATCAATTTCAACCCAGGCGATCCAAATTACGACTTATTTAAGCGTGCATGTGAAGTGAGTGCTAAGAGGTTGTACCCGAACTTTGTATCGTGTGATGCCACTTTTAACTTGAAGTATTATAAACCAGGAAATTATAATACATACGCTGCAACGATGGGATGCCGTACCCGTGTTATCGGAAATGTGAATGGACCTGAAGAAACTGGTGGAAGAGGAAATTTTAGTTTTGTGACTCTTAATCTTCCAAAATTTGCACTCGAAGCAAAACGTCAACTTGGAAACAACGCACCACAAGAAGAGATCATAAAACGTTTCTACGAGATATACGATCACTATATTCAACTTAGTCACGATTATCTTCTTTACCGTTTTCAAATTATTGCAGATAAACACGTTTTCAATTTTCCGTTTTTGATGGGTCAAGGCGTTTGGATGGGAAGCGATGAATTATCGCCAAATGATACTATACGAAAAGTTTTGAAAAATGCTACCCTTTCTATTGGATTCTGTGGTCTTGCAGAAACTTTAATAGCATTAACAGGAAAACATCATGGAGAGAATGAGGATTCGCAACGGTTCGGATTGGAAATCGTCCAACATCTTCGTGACAAAACCGACAAGTTTAAAGTTGAAGAAAAAATGAATTGGTCAACCTTTTCAACTCCAGCCGAAGGGACAGCAAATACATTTCAAAAAGCGAATCGCAAAGATTATGGAATCATACGTGGTGTCACCGATAGATTGTACATCACGAACAGTTTCCATGTTCCTGTGTATTATAAGATACGAGCTATCGATAAAATTCGTATCGAAGCACCATACCATGAAAAATGTGATGCTGGCGCGATAAGCTATATTGAGTACAATGGGGATCCTCTCCAAAATGTAGAAGCTTTTGAAAAACTTGTACGAGCCATGCACGATGCAAATATGGGATATTTCAGTGTGAACCACCCTGTCGACCGCGACCCGGTCTGTGGTTATACCGGTATTATAAAAAACGAATGCCCACACTGCAAACGCAAAGAACACGAATCGTGGCATCACAAAACCGTACCGATGATTTCAATCTGACAAACTACAAAAAGCGTGACAAAGCCAGAACCTACAAGGTTCTGGCTTATTGTCCGCAAAAAAAACGACTCCCAGGAAGATAGGCCTAGCCGCCAATTCTGTTACGCGGCGACTTCGAGGCGGGTTAATCCGAAGTCTACTATATAAGCCGAGTACAACTTAGGCGTTTGTCACCAATAACCTATCTTCCCTTAAAGTGGAGCTATTGCCCGCACATTAGTATTATAGATGCATCTAATGATATGTTGACACGATATAATTTTTCAATCTGACATCGCCCACCCTCCTAAGTATATATTATCGTGGTGTATGAGAGTTTAGTAGGAGTTCTCTTGTACTAAATTGACGAAAACCTACGATCCACATCTTTAAGGAGGATGTTTGAAATGAAAAACGCTCTGGTAAATTCGATCGTCTCCGTTATTAACGTCATTTGGGGTCTCACAGGAGGGGCAATTCTGTTCGGCGCGATGTACGTTATCGCGTACTTCAAAGTCAAAAACGGAACTGCGTCGTTGTACACCGATGTGAGATACGCGGATACTGGAAAGAAATTGACCATATGGTCATTCTTGAAAAGGTTCGCCGTCCAGATGGAAGCAGTCCCGTTAGTAACAGATCAGGGGCTGGTTGCTTGCGTTCACGGAGGATTCGCAGAATTCATTATCGAAGGCAAGAAAGAAAATCATTTCTCGATGGCGAACAAATTCGACAAGGGAGAGTACACACTCATCTCTTGTTGTAATGGTAGCCATCAAGACTTCCATTTCAACGGGCGCAGTTTCAAACGCGACAAAAACACTATCAGTTTATATGAAACAATACTACTTCCATATAACAATGGAAAGCTTGTGTGTTGGGCTGACAAGACAATACGTCTTTACACCTGCGCGCAATCGGTGCAGTATTGGAAATATATTCCGAAGGTTATCTGCGCAAAAGGCTGGAAATGATTCACGAAAGAATCTGTGTCGTAAATCGGCACAGACACCGCACACATTTGCGGCACAGATTCTTTTTCCCTCAAGGAGATATTTTTTACCTCCCACAACAAGAAGCGTGACAAAGCCAGAACCTTAATAGGTTCTGGCTTTTTCTCCTTTTTACGTTCCGACATTACCCTCTCCCATAAGTATATATTATCGTGGTGTATAGGAGTTTAGTAGGAGTTCTCTTGTACTAAATTGCGAAAACCTACGATCCACATCTTTAAGGAGGATGTTTGAAATGAGCATTTACGTCAATGGTGTGAAATCAGATGATTTGAACGACGAGGAGAGAAAGGCGTTCGAAAACGCTAAGGCGCTCAAATCACGTCATGTTCCGAGAGGAACTGACGGAGTGGTCTGGGCGCACGGCCTCAACGCTGTCAACAGATCGCAGTCGCCTGCGGTCGCACTCGAAAAACTGTTGACCATTCTTGGCACCGGAGCCGAGATAAGTTGCTCGAAACCCGGGCCTGAATCTAGGCTCATGAACGGAGGACTCGGCGTAATAGGCGTTTATGTGAAAGGCGAAACGTCGTTAATGGCCTCCGTTGATTGCGGGAGCTACACGATTGATGGGAAGCGTTACCCATCAATTCGTGAGGAGTTCATCGTTGACGACTATGAAAAACTCGACGACGAATACAGCGCCTACACCGAGGCGTTTGTCGCTCCGCAAAAAATCGTGGGGTTCTGGATTTCGAAAAAGGCGTACGAAAACTACGTCACGAATTTCGAATCCGGAGAAGCGGAAAAAGTTTACAAGAAACGCTACGGCGAAAATTGGAAAGTCTTCTTTCGGTTTGAGTATCTCAAACCAAGAGAAGGTTTCATCAGCTGTTTCAACATGTTGAAAGACATGGGTATTCCTATGACTTTCGCATATTGAAACAATTCAGCCACGCAAAACCGCGTGGTTTTTTTTTCTCCGAATTTCACCTATTTTTACCCCTCGCGACAAAGCACTAAAAAGAGGTGATAAACGATGCCTAAACTTTCTAGTGCTCAAAGAAAAGAACTCCCCGCAGATCAGTTCGGTCTTCCGGAAGATAGAGCTTTTCCAATGCCCGACGAAAATCACGTCCGTAGTGCGATTGCGTACTTCCATACATGCCCACCAAAAAAGCGTAAGCAATTAGCTGCGAATATAAACAGACTCGCCAAACAATACAACATGAAAGTCAAACTGAAGAAATATTCGGCATTTAAACCATACGCAGATAAAGATATTATCGCAGCAGAATCGTCTTCTATAGATTACTTAGAAGCCCCAACCATCACAATGGAAGAAAAACACGTCATAATGAACGCGACTGATTATGCTGAAGGTGTGCTCACATTTGATAAATGGTCTAATATCTTCAGGAATCAACTGGTAGATCCAGCGCATCAACATCATTCATGTCAGTTTAGTGACAGATTAAATGACGCAATAAACCAAGCTATTAAGAAATCCGCTCAGAATTATCTCGATAAAGATTATATTCTGAACGGACGATTTAACACCACAAGAATTTCGGATTACGTCTATGACACAGACCTGAAACTTTGCTACGACATAACCAGAAATTTTTTCTATACAAAATCGGTGTACGACGCCAATATGTTAGAAAAGATTCGGCGAGTTGCTAACAAAGATATGTTAATAAATGCATTTGGTGAAATCAAGAAGCATATTGATGCTCCGATAATCACTAAGATGTGTGACGATATTGACTTTGTTATTAGACAAAGTAAACCGGATGATGACCAATGGCCACTCACTAGCGAATATGACTGGCGAATGAAAGATGAACTTCTAAATCCAAGAGATTGGGCTACTAATGGAATTAATCTCAGTAATATGAATGATTTCGGTTTCTTAGCCAGACCTTCAAACTTTCGAAATTTCTCCGATGAAGAAATCCATCAATTCTTAAGCAATTATCGCATCGTCAATAAGATATGTGATATGGCTCTGTTAAACATGGTCGAAAATTTTGGATTCCCACCAATTAAAGAGGGAACCAGTGTTGCGCACGATGTATTGGAAATGGACCGCAGAGGCATCATAGACGGATATTACATATGTGGAGACAATGACGATATTGAGCGAGATACTGCATTCAAAGTAGCAGTGAAGATGAAAGATACGATATATATCCCGGTTCATGTGTATCGAGACGAAGAAAAGTCAATCGTAACTATGGTGAAAATGTTTGATAACGATGTTCACAAGAATTACTTCATTCATATATCTGACATTTTCTTACGTTCCAGAGAAAGAAAATTGCCGAAGATGCCTGTACGGAGAATCACATTCTACAGAACCAAAACGGTTTTGGAATCGACAATTGAAGGTATTTCTGTCAGTAGAACTGGAGAAATCGATTTAGACATATCTTAGAATCGAAAATATATATTATATAGGTATAAGACGCAGTGAAATTAGTAGCTGCGACTTAAATCTAATAAATGTGGGGGGAGGTAAATGAAACGTAAAACCACCCTCCTGTTACTGAAAGGAGGTGACGACCATGGGTGACAATAGCACTTGTGGAACTCGCCGCTAATCAGTAGCAGCAGTTCAAAAAACGGTTAAACCGGGGAGCAAATTCTATCAGATTGCTCCCCGGTTTTTTTTTCTCGTTTTAATCCCAAATTACTTAGAGGTAAGTTCGTCCGCCTTAGGCTTATTTTTTTTGGTACTCATAAGACCTCCAGCGTCATTACCATTCCTTTTAGAATCGGCTTCAGCCTTACCTCCAGCCGCTGATACGGTAATCTTATTCTCAACGACGGCAGTCTCAACTTTAACCGATTCTTTTTCAGCAGGTTTTTCAGTTTTTGCTTCAGGCGCAGGAGTTTCGACTTTGGCATTTTTCTTCGGCAGAGGCTTAATATCTTCATCAGGTTTCTTAACCTTTTTAAGACCTTCACCACCATCGCCATTGATGTCGACATTGTAGTTCGAAAGACTGAGTTTAACTTCAGACTTATTATTCAGAATTTCCGTAACGTGATAACCCTTTTGCAAGAGAATCGCAATCGTTTTAACGGTCATAATCTGAGGAAGAGTGGGTCCATAGATTCCACCGAGCGGCATAATCGGACCACGATCTGTAACTTTTACAAGTTTCTTGTCTACGAATGTAGTCATATCAGTTTCCATTAGTTTCATCCTTTCTTAAACTTCTTCAGTGGGCGGTATATACGCCTCGCAACATTCTTCCACTGACATATCTTTCTCGTTACCCTGTTCGTCGCGACCACGAATAATTCCTTGAATAATCGCTTCATTATCCAAATCGATGTCGGATTCGGGAAGAGCATCGATCAACTTGCCAATATCTTCATCGCAGTAATCGTCGTCTTCATGCCAACATTCCGGAGCATCGCATTCTTCGAGCATGATATCTCTCTGAGGTGCGCGTTCAATAGCATCAAGGACAAATCCTTCAAACGAAGCATCTGCCTTTTTAGTTGCCAATTGTGAACGTAATGTCTTAAGCATCTCAAATTCCTCCATTCTTCAGTGTGAGATTTTAAGTTTTTGTCGAAGCTGTTCATTCTCAACATAATTATTGTTTGTCTTGGTAACAGACTTCTTGTATTGATAAAGAATGTACAGGAATAGAGGTATCAAGACATAATCCAAGTATGTGGGTCTAACGCGAATTTTGTCATTGAAATTACCTAAAAGTTTTCCTACACTTTCAATATCATTATTGATGTATTTCACCAAGACATTGTAGATCAAATTTGTGGTATCAACGTTTCCATTAGAGCAGATTGCTTCAAACAAATCTTGAGGTATTAACGGATGAATCTGTCTACCAAATGGATTTATATGTCGTTCACTTATCGTTATTCCGGAAGTGTCAAAATCTCCATAGAACTGGAATATTGAATCGGTGAAAGTGGGAATAGTATCATAATACCGCATAAATCTTGGTGATTGAATCAATTCCAAATCTTTGTTAATGACAACCGATTGAATTGAGTTTGCGTTATAGAAGAACTCAAATTCCGGTCTGGTTTCTACATAGAACTTATAATTCCAAAAGTTTCTTGGATTCTGAGCAAATATCGATTGCTCATTACAGAAGTAATTCACATAAGCATCATACAGCATATTGTAACCATGTGGATTCTTAACCATCAACGCATTATATTTCTCATTATAGAAGAAAGTGAGATATTTCCTTGATAATTCATCTGCCATTTTCTGGAGCTTATTAGTAATATCATAATTCTCTTCCTTTATGAGAAATGCGTCTTGTGTTCCATAATTGTCGTAAACGCAAATGAATGTGTCGTTTACCTTCTTAAGATAATCCTCGTAATAATAACCATTATCGACACCTTTTACCACAAAATTAATCTTGTAATAGTTCTTCGCAAGAATTGTGTCGTAATGAATTTCGATTACACGGAAAAACCATTTCTTTCCAAGAGCTGTTGCAATAAATGCATCATCCGGTAACGGAGTTATAGTTTGTGGAAGAATTATTGCCTCACCCTCGTAGTTTGTCTGTAAACCAACATCATCATTATCTTCGATATCGAGAAGAATCTGCTCGAGACCAAACAGAGGAAAATCTTTAATGAGATTGTATCTGAACGGTGAGCTGTCTCCAGTCAATTTATCAATGTTTAACAAACCGGTATCTTCCGTAGTTAATGCTTTAACTATGTGAAAGTATTCAGTGAATATTGGAAGTTCACTGAGATATTTCGCATACTGGCTATGGACTTTCTGCTCGAACTCAGAATGATTATCATGATAAATTTGCTTCTCAAAACCTGTTCCGAACATCTGTCCTCGTAATAATTGACCCATTTCTTCACCTTCTTTCTGTGTAGTGTATTATCGCTTTGTCTTCAGCCCAAATCAGCCGATATTCACATCAGAATACACGCAATGATTCGATGTATATATCTTGACCAGTACATTTTTAATGAAATTTTAATAATTGGTTTGGTGTAACTCAAATATTGCTTGATTTAAGCAAAATAAGATACGGTTATTTCCTAAAAGCTGCGGACATAGTGGTAAACTCAATCTCAAAGGAGGAATCCACTAATGTATACTAAACATCTAATCGCGGCGATCTGTGTAACTGGTGCGATGCTGATTGGAGCCGGAATCAATCACAACTTCTTCAATCCTCGAGTCAATCCGGCGACAGATGAACAGATTGTTCAGACAAACGTTGCGGAAGCGGAACCCCTTGTAGAAATAGACAAATTTGCAGACTTGGTTTGCGTCTCTACACAAGATGTTCCGATGTATGCCGAACCCGATTCTTCGGCTCGACTCATTGGCACGCTTCCTAGTGGTACTGCTATCTCGGTCAGCCCCATTAATCCACAATGGGGAGTAGCTGGCGAATACAGAGCGTACTGCGAACTTGACAAATTTGAGAAGCCTTCGACAGAAAAAATCGTCGGCGTGTTATTCACTCGAAACGAACTCGACGCGATATGTTACAAACAGCCTGCTGAAGACGACAAACCGATACAATTAGACAAGTACAATACATACGAGATTGTTCCGTTAATCTACAACAGCAACTTCTATTGCATCGGCGAAGCAGCATATATTGAAAAACGATTCGTTAAAGTCGATTACTATCCCAGTTCGTATTACTATGAACACGTCAAACCGTTTCTTAGCAGTGGCAAAATCGAACATTACAGAGTCAACCTTATTCCACCGGTTTATCCGCTTTCAGACGTAATAACCGAACGATGTGGATTGAGTATGGATGAACTGGAATCGATTGTTGCCGGAACCGGTCTCGAAGGGTTAGGTCATGTGTTCTACGAAATGGAATCCACATACGGAGTCAATGCCGTATTTGCTTTGGCTGTTGCACAACTCGAAAGCGGTCATGGGACTTCATTTATGGCGTTGAATGATAATAACCTTTTCGGAATGATGGGATTAAGTTACAGCTCGAAAAAAGAAAATATCGATGCATTCGGGCAACTTATCAATGAGTGTTATTTTGCACGCGGCTTAGATACGGTCAGTTCGATCAACCCCGTCTACTGCCCGGATAACTATAACTGGGCTCCGCAAGTTAGGTCACTTATGGAAAGAAATTTTGCAAAAGTCAACAGATAAAAGGAATCGCTAATCTATTATAAATGCAGTCACAACTAACTATAGGAGTGGCTGTATTTTAACGCGATTTCTAAGTATATATTATAAACTCGGTTACGACCACAAATTAAAGAAGGAGGCGCATTACTCATGGAAGTAAGCAGCGAGGAAATTCGCTTGTACCGTGCAGTCGGCGAAGAAAGCACGGTCAAATCGGCAGCGAGCAAATTGCCCGATCCGTTTGAAGACAACGACGAATTCGAAAAAGAAGAGGAGGCAGAGCCGGTGGTTAAACCTGAACCTACTCCGAAACCCAAGCAGCAAGTACATCAACCGCGTCAACAACAGCGCGAACAGCGTCAGCCGAATCCGCAACCGCAACGTCCGAAAGACGGAGGTGGTAAACCTTTCACTCGTCCACAATCCGACGTGAGCGATCCGAATGGTTTGTATAACTACGAAGGCGGATGTGTCATTGGGAACCGCGCGAACGACAATCGTCTCGGACTCGATCCCAGTGGGTCGATCTTCACGTTCACGAGTCGCGACATTTCGACGTATTTCGAAAAATACTTCGAGCATCACGGTTACCGCTACATCTATTTCGGGGATGGCGCTGCAGTACTGAACGACATTCCCAAGATGTATCTCATCTTTCCGAAGATGGAACATCTTGTCGTGAATGGTCGCTCGGCTAACGACATCGAACTCGAATTGCTCGGCGGCAAAGCGCGTGGCGCACACGTTCGTTTGGATGCAAAATTGAAAGAGCTTGTCAAACCGTTTGTCGATACGAGCAAACTCGTAGTGAACGAGTCTCAGAAACGCGACAAAAACGGCAGAGCATTTTGCTATATCGAACTCAACCCGGACGCCGTTCTGAGTGCGCTGTTCTTGCACAACAGAGCTTACCGTGTCATTCTGCTCGATACAGCTCAGCAAGGCAGCAATGTGATGTACCGAGTCGCACGTTTGCGCGAACTCGGCAATGGCGGCAGTGACATCCGCGAAATCATCGAACACATCACGACGAAATAAAATCTGACAAGGAAACACACGTTAAGGGCGGGAACCTTTCCCGCCCAATATTTTTTATCTGAAGAAGGGATTGAAATGATTTCAAGTTCATCTGAAACGATTGATAAGATATTCAATGCTCACAAGATTAAGTTCGAAAAAATGAATCTTCTATTTGGTTCTGTTGGTATTAGAGAAGTAATAGATCGAGTAAATATATTCATCAATCTCGAATCAATTATTCATTGCATACATAACCAAACCGTAGAAGAATTCATTCTTTCTATGGATAAAACTGAAACCAAGAACTTTCATTTTTCCATTATCAGTAACATTCTGAATCTTGCCGGGCATTATCGTCGATTCTTTACCAAAAACAGAATCAAGACTAATATCGTTCTATTCATGAATGAATACGATAAATACACGACACTGAATAATACGATGTTTCTTAAACACTATCGCGAGAGATTCATTTACGATTACACCGACAATCCAAACTACGAGGCAACTAATATGGTTCTGGAGTCTGTCATCAAAGCTCTCAGAACCATAGTGGGTTATGTGGAAGGTGTATATTTGGTAACATCAAATAGACTCGAAAGTTCTCTCGTTCCTCTGTTGTTATGCAACTCTAAAGCACTCGATGGTCAATTGAATATTTTGATAACCAGAGACGAATACGATTTGCAATACGTCAACAAGAACTTCTTGGTTATGTATCCAAAAGGTGACGAAAGTTACATAGTAACCAAAGAGAATCTTTTTACCATCATCAGAGAGAAACACGATATAAAGAATTCACACAAACTTCCTGCATACCTGATTACTTTCATTCTTGCCATAGTTGGAGATAAACGTCGCGGTATCGGAAAGATCAAAGGTTGTGGATGGAAAACCATATACAAGAGATTACACAAATTGTTCAAAGAGCTGGATATAAGTGAAGCTGAAATAATTGGATTAGAACACCTTATAATGGCAATCAAAGACGGTCCTAATGATGATAACAAAGAGCGAATTGCTAACAGTATCATGTGCGTCGATTTAGACAGACAACTTGGCATGGTCTCAGAACCGCAACAACTCAACATAACGAAACAGCTTGTGGATAAGTATGAGAATGACGCATTGAAAAATCTGAATTCTAAATATTTCGAGATGAGTCCAATTAATGTCGTCGAACTGAATCAATATTCTGCACGTTCGAAAAAATCATTATTTTAAGGAGGGGTTTAGTTCCCTCCTTTGTTATCTATCTTTTTCATGTATTATAGCAATATACCTAATTTTCCGATCTGACATCGCCCCCACCTATGAATATATATTATCGTGGTGTATGAGAGTTTAGTAGGAGTTCTCTTGTACTAAATTGACGAAAACCTACGATCCACATCTTTAAGGAGGATGTTTATCATGGAAAAGACTTCGGCAATCGCAATCGCAACGTTCGCAATGTTGAATGGTTTTGTCGACCTGCACGACAACAAAGCCAAACAACTCGATGTTGCAATCATTGCGGAAAACGACAACGGCAACTGGTTCCCCTGCTTCGCCACGAGAAAAGCGCGTTACTTCAGCGTCAACCCTCTCTGGAAAAGCAAAGGACAGGTAACACTGTCCAAAGCGGCTTTGGGACCGGTCGTTGACATGCGCGTTGATTCGCTGGAAACAGCGATCGAGAAACTCAACGCGTTTTATGCGACCCCGTCAATCGACAACGGTTTCGAACGCTGGTATTTCGAACTCGTCGAAAAACCGGTTGTTAAAACCCGCTTTGAAAAAATGATTGACGATTTCAACAATTCGCAAAAATTGATCCACATCAATCTCGTCGAAGCTTAAAACCAAAAAGAGTCCGCGCCGTATTACGGTATCGGACGCCGCATTCAACAAATGCGGTGCGGATTCTTTTTCCCAAAATTTATGCTCTCTAACTTTTTTGTAAAGGAGGAGATTTGAATGGTAAAAGAGCTGTACGAAAAAGAAGTCGCTGCGATGTCTCATAAACTCTATCGTTACCGTATCTCAAAATTTGAGTTATTGGCACCGGAACTTGAAGGACCTGTTGATATGGTCCCAGGTTCAATAAGCGAGATGTATATCGGCAAAGATTACGACAATAATTTGTACCCGATGCTTATGATCCATTTCGTCGTCAATCCAAAAGTCAAAGAATTCATTGAAGTTCGTCGAAATGAGGTCAAATTCCATATCGCTCTCAGATGTGAAGGTTATGACGTGTCAGGTTCCGGTTCTCGTACTGAACCCGTCAGTAGCGAAACAGTATTCGACACGATTTTCATTCCGGTAATCGCAAGCAACGTTCCGTTTATGGATGCGGCTATTTACAATATGACCGTGAATGATTTACAGAATATTGCTGCCGCTGGTGGAAGCGTTAATGATCTTGGCGGTAAAAATATGCCGGCAGACGTGAGAGAACGTGTAAGCTACTATTTCTACGTCGAGAGAGATTTGGTCAACAGCAAGAACGTAGTTAACAAAGTTTATTCAAATACAGATATTCCTACAATCTGTGCGGATATGTTATCTAAGAACGGATTCGATGCAATACTCATGAGTCCGTCAGATAACAAAGATCCGATAGACCAATGCATTATTCAACCTCAAAACCTGTTGAATTTATTCCAGTATCTTTCTGATATATACGGAATGCATCAAACTGGTACGTTAACTTTTTTCGATTACCGCTGTGTATATATCATGAATAAGACTGGACATCCAGACTGTGTTGAAGAAGGTGAGTACCCGACTACTATATTCACTGTCAATAAAACGAAACTGTCAGAAAGTTGGCTGTCTGGTACTACAACCTGTGATGAACGAAAAGAGTATTACATTTTCCCTGACCCACATCGTGTTACAATGCATAATCCTGCGGCAATCAATGACCACATAATGGGGAATAACTTGACCGCATTAAATGCAAAGACCAACGCTCCAACTCATATTGAAGGGACTGGAGAGCAACGTGGTAAAGGAAACACGCGAGTCGATAACAACGCTAACGCGAATCCTTATATGCAGACTCAATACGCTAACGATATACAAGAAGGAAACATCACGGTCCGGATGACTGTGTTTGATCCATATATGTGGGCGCTAACCCCCAATAAGGAATTTATCCTACATTATCTCGATTCCAACATCGATCCAAATTACAGCGGGTATTACAGAATAAGAAAAACGGATTTCATCTTCAATCGCAACGGCGAGCAGTTGACATTAACAGCAAATATCTATATGGTTAAGAAAGAACCTATAGACGACGCAATCAAACGCGCGATTGAAACTCAAGTTGTTCCGTCACCGTTATTGGTTCAATCCACATCGGGTGGAGTTACTGGTGGGAAGGGGCTTCCCGGAGTTGGTTAAAAACGGGGTCAAAGAGAAGAATCTTGGATTTAGATTCTTCTCTTTAATCATCATTTTTTTGCTTTATCGGGTTTCTCGGCTTTATCTGCAGCAATGTGAGCCAAAGCAACTACATTACGTAATGTTTTGATATATGACACGAAACGCTCTTCAGCTATTGTGAGCATTGCTGTAGCAACCTTAACTTTAACCTGATAATAGTATTTAGCAGCAAGAGCTCTAGAAATTTTATCGTCTTTAGCTTTCTTATCATCAGCTTCTTTTTTCTCACGAGCTTTTCTTTCCTCTTCAGTCTCAGGTTTTGTTTCTTTCTTATCATCATTAGCAACAGTTGCACCAGCAGCTTTAGCAGCGTCTTGTCCTTCTTTCTTCTCCTTATTAGCCTTTTCTTTATTCGCATCACCTTCTGCTTCTTTGAGCACAAGGAATTTAGCATTACCTTTAGAATCAATAAACGGTAACCAAGCCAGACCAGTTTCTTCCAATAATGCTTGTTCAGAAAGAACGTAAGAATATGACGCTTCTTTTGATGCTTCGTAAGCTTTATCCATCTTTTCCATTTCTTCGGTCATTTTATCAATCTGATCTTTTATGTGATGGCATGTATCAGTATATTCTTTACACCATTCCACCATCATTGTAACTTGCTTCTTAACATCTGCACCATTTGAATACGTTTCAACTGTATTCGAACCACCTCGGAAATATATCTTCGTGCCTTCAGTAATATCTTTCGTGGCAGATAATTTGCAAATTCCGGGGTACATCAATTCGGCAACTTCTCCAAGTGTTTTGAATTTCTCAGTGCCAAGTCTTGCATCATCTGGTGACACGCTGGTTCTAGGTATATCGTACTTATTTTGTTTATGATATGCAAGCATCGTAATCTTAATATTATCATATGCTTCAGCATTAACTTCATTAAGTTTGCCCGAGTATTTATCAAACCATTCTTGATTAGAGTTAAAAAGATTAGATGCTTTATCCATAAACTTTGCAATGATAGTGTGGATGAACTCAATTATCTTGGAGAATGTGGATTCTTTTGCATCTTGTCCTGATTTCTCCTTCACTTCTACATCTTCCATGAGAATGTAGCCGCGACGATAACCTTCGGCCAAAACATCAATTTCATCGAGATATTCACGGAAATGAGCATCCCATTTAGCAACTTCAATCTCATGCATCGCTTCCATAGCTTGAATCGAATAGTCGTCGACATCTCCAACATGAATTTTAGGAAGATTTTCCATAGCAGGAATAATTCCGACTGATTCTTGAAGTTTCATCTTCTTTTTATGCTTAGCATAAACCCAAATGTAATTCACAAGAATCCCTTTATTGAAAAAACTCGGTTTGGGTATACTATACACAAAATCTTTTGATTTGGAATTGGCAAGTCTGACAGCATTTTTAGCATCTTTCTCTGCATCTCCACGACCTGCAGCCTTGAAAATAGCAACACAATTTTCGCCACCATATTGTATTTCTGACTTAAAAGATGTATTCGTTGTTTTAACTATAGCCTTGAGTTCATTGAACGCTTTTATTCTCTCATGTGTCGATAATTCTTCACCTTTAAATGCGTTCAAACCATATTCAGTCATCCAGTCAGTATAACCATCTTGAATTATCGATACTGACTCTTTAGAAGATTTAACACTATCTGTCTCTCTTTCATTAAATGGACTGATCGCTTTTCTAATAACTGATGTATAGAAACTGATGGCTTCTTTTATGGCTTCGATTTTTGTAGTATATGCTTTCGTATACATACCAGCTATCTCTCTACACATCCTATAGCAGAAGTTGTAATAAGCAGTGAGTTTTTTGTAATACTCTGTGGAATATCCTTCTTCATCCGATTCATCCGCTGTAAAATCGCCTTTTTTGAGATCTGTCGATAACTTATAATGCTTTATGCGTTTATCATCAGAATCGACATATTCATATTTGGGTAGACTATAGAAGAATTTTTCCATGTCATCTAAGACACTCTGTACGTTATAACCATCTTCTTTAACATCCGGTAACATCGCTTTGCATCTTTTAAATTCATCGATAAAACTATTCACTGTTCCAGAATTGACTTTGATGTTGCTTGTGGAAGTTTTTCCATTGCGAAATCGTTTATTCATTTCATCAATAAATTTCTCCGGCCTAATAAATCCAGACGTTTTTCCACATAGTGTGCTACGAAGTTTCCCTAATGACTCTTTACCCATTTCTTTGGAAATCATTGTTTGAATATCACTATACTCCTTGCTGTTGATAGTTTTGATATTCTTGTTATATTGATTAATGATATTCGTTATTCCCGAACTGTCTATGGGTTGACTGTCAATAGTATATGTATATCCATTAACCTCAAACTCCTTGAAGTTTTGAATATTTTCTTTGTATCTATCGATGAATTTCTCGAAATCTGTCACATATGACATAAGGTAGTAAAACGTATTCTTGATAAATGCAGCGATTTTCTTAATGATCGTTTTGAAAAACTCACAGGCTGATTTTAACATATCTCCTAAACCTTCAAGAGCAATTTCCATATCGTTACATGATACCGCATGATATAATGCACTCATTGATTCAGCCATTGTTCTATACGAATCATCTTCAGTGTTATCAATAAACAAATTGATTGTCGCTATACCACCAGAAGGTTCAGCAACATTAAACACGGATGAGTTTATAATTGAAGGTTCTGTGTTTTTGAATTTAAACATTCCTATTCCTCCTTTCTTTAACGTCACAAAGGACACACAGTACATTATCTGTGTGTCCTTTTATTCACTGCGTCGTTAAGTGGTTTACCATCCTCTGACCCATGTTTCCATCAATGAAACATTATTTTTGGTATGACGATAACCGCTTCCAGATTCTTTTACACTATAACGCACGAACTGCCCCAAAATGCTACGGCATTCATCCACGATTTCTTGATACATCTCTTTCGTTATTGAGGCAGCCGCCGTTTGATATGACAAAGCGTATTTGGCGACAGACGCGGCTCCGTTTACACCTCTTCTATATGCATCAACATCATACTGTTCTTTATTAACGTTATCGATCAAGTTCGATACTTTTTCAGCATACGAATCTGCGTCTTCGGAAATAGCATTCGCATTTTCTTCTATTTCACTAATAATGGTCTTTTCATCTTCAACCCATCGAATCATTTCATCACGGGAAAAAGTGTTTTTTGAACCAAAACCTTTACAAGATTTCTTTTCACCATTTGTGATAGCTTTCTTAAGTGCTGTTTTGAATTTAGAGATCGTTGTTGTCCCAGTGGCACTTTCGCCTTTCAAACTTTTAAACATTCGTGCGTCGATAGATTTTTTCAGTTTTTTGACTTCATCGTCGGTACCACCCCAAGCGGCGTCGTCGCTGTCTCCAGATTCTCGAACGATGCGCCAACTTTCCTCTGCTTGTGTAGCAGCGTTTCCACCTGTAGCAGCGTTTCCACCTGTAGCAGCGTTTCCACCTGTAGCAGCGTTTCCACCTGCCTTTTTAGCAATTTTTTCCACAAGTTTATCGAAATCGATCGAATCACTAAAAGTGTTACTGTCGTCTCTAACTTGCTTCATAGGGTGGAGATTCCAAGCATGAGCTTCAAACTCAAAATCTTTGTCTTCTTTGCCTTTAATGTATTCTTTATATTTCTTGATGAAACTCGCATTGCTAGAGAACATAGCACGGAAAAACTTGACAACGGAATTAAACCACGATTTTATCTTTTTTCCGATGGAGATAAAAAAATCTTTGATTTTCTTCCAAGCACTAGCAATGACGCCTTCGTACATAACAACTTTCTGAGTTGCACTGTGTTTAGTGTCCATAATCCAGTTTTCGTACATATTTGCCATCATAACTTCGGAATCACCAAAATAAATTTCCAGATCACAGAAAGATTCGTGCATTGCGAAAGCGAGACCGTCATGCGGAACATCAAATGTATTACCAGAACCAATAGGTCTAGCGTTTCCAAAAAATCTCATTACAATTCCTCCTTTCATTTAGTCTTCAGGTTCAGTATAGTGCAGTGCAGCTGAGAAACATGATTTATACTGAGAGGCACGGGCTTTAATACAATCCTTGTATACGTCAAAATACGTCATGTAAGCATCTTTAGCGATTGTAAACACTTTGATTCTATTAGACGCACCTGTCTTGTTATTCTCGTCTTCAATATCTTTAGACTTGATCAAATCGATTTCATCGTCAAATTCAGACAATAAAGTGTCTTTGGCTTCTTCAATGTTGTCAAGCGTCTCTTTATAATCTTCAAGAGCTTTGATTATTTTAGACATGTCAGGGGACTTGGTTTCTTTCGGCTCTTCACGATTACCCTGTAATTTTTTTCTCAAGGCCTTCCTGAAAGACTCCGTGCTTTTCGAGTTTGAATTACCTACAAGGAACGCGTAAATTTCGAGCATAATATTTTTCTTCTGTGTAGACGTGATGCTCTCAGCTTTGGGACGTGCATTAGTAGAGCCGCTGTCACCACCGCCGCCGTCACCGCTGTCACCACCGCCGCCGGCACCGCTGTCACCACCGCCGC